GTGAGAAAACTCATTGCCGCCGTCGAAGGTGCGATGTCCGACAGCGGCGAGGCCAAGCCCTGGCCCGCAACCATGCGCCGGTCGAAGGACTTCCGCATCGTCCACGAGGGGCGGCAATATGGGGGATGGTTCGAGGTCGAGGGCGGGGACGTCCTGGTCGCCTCCGCCTACGGCTCGAAACGGGGACCCAAGGGGCGCCGGGATGCGCTGAAGGTGGCCGAGGCTCTGTTGCTGGAGATGGTGAAGGCGCGGCCGTGACGCTGCCCCTGGCCCTGGCCGCGATCTTGTCCTGTACGGCGCCCCATGTTCATGACGGAGACACTCTGACGTGCGCCGGCCAGCATGTGCGGCTCTGGGGGATGGACGCGCCCGAACTTGGCGGTTCCCCGCGCTGCCGGCGACCGACCGGCTGGGCCTGCGATCGCACCACCATGCGCTGGGGAATGCCGGCAAGGGACCGCCTCACCGCCCTCACGCGCGGCGAGGTGACGTGCGAGCCCATGGACGCGGACCGCTACCGGCGCGTCGTGGCGCGGTGTTCGGCTGGCGGGGTGGATCTGGACCGGGAGTTGGTGCGTGAGGGCCTGGCGCGCGACTATACCGCCTTCAGCCACGGGGCCTATCTGGCGGACGAGACGCCGGCGCGGCGGGAACGAGTGGGCATGTGGACCGCCCGTTGAAGCGCCTGCCGCCGATCATCGGCCTGCTGGAAGGCGACGGGGAGGCGACGACGTTCTCCGATGGGCCGGTGATCGTGGAGCGCCGGTCGCCGCCTGCTGAGCCCGGCAGCGAGAGCGAGCGCGGCCTGGATCCGCCGGTCTAGCCCTTCCGCTTGGTCTCGCGCTCGCGGCGGACCCTGGCGAGCCAATCTTCCCTTTGCGCATCCGACATGCCTTCCAGGGCCACGAGCGCCGCCAGCAGATAGCCGGGCATACCCCAGTCACCGCGCAGCTGACGGGAGACCGTGTTCTCAGGCGAGCCTAGCAGATCGGCGAACCGCTTTTGGGTCCAGCCGGTCTCCTTCAGACGAACCTGCCATTCCGTGCCCTTCACCGCGTCAGCGGGTAGCGCTTCCGGGCGAGTCTCACAAGCGATCAACGTCACGTGGATTCCCTATTGACCCCGTAATGTTCGTGACGTAGATATATACGTGACGCACATTTGTGGCAAGCGGAGGATGGGGCGATGGCGCATTTTGACTACACGGTAAGGGGTTGCTGGCCCTTCCCGCTGGACATGCTCCGGCATGACGGGTCCCGCGCGGCCTCCGCGGCAGATCAGGCGATGATCGACCGCTTGTCCGCGGAGCACGCGCCAGACCGCGCAGCTTTCGAGAAAGTGGACATCAACCTCTCCGGCCCCAACAAGCCAAACACCGCGCGCTGGGAGAGCTTCGGCTGGTCCGTGCCCGGCGATCTCGAACACCAGTGGATCAAGCGCGAACGGGAGAAGGGGCGGCGCGCGTCCGCCCTTCTCCAGTCAGCCTTGGGCAAGTTGTCGCCTGAGGAGGCCGAAGCAGTCCGCACCGCCATCGCCGCTGACCGACAGGCGGTGTCGTGATGACCGAGCAAGCCAAGCACACGGCGTGGTCAGCCGAGTACAACGCCGACAACCCCGCATCGGCAGAGGATCAGGAAGCGGCGCGGGCACGCTACGGCTGGGTCTGCAATTGGACCGGCGCTTGGTGCCCCTCGGGCTGCGGATCGCCCTGCACCTACCGCATCGACAGCACCCTATGCGGGGGCGGGATCATCGAGAACGATTTTAATCGCGCCGCCATCGCCAAGGCGAAGGGCTAGCCACCCGGAACCGCCCACCCTCCGCCGGGTTCCCCATCCAACGGGGGGGGGGCCATGTGTAACGACTACGAGCAGCACATCACCTGGAAGGCCTACTGCGAGGCGATGCAGTCGATCGCGCTCAACATCCCAACGCGCCAGGGCGAGCTGGACCTGCCCCACGCCGACCACATCAGGATCACCGACCCGGCCCCGATTGTCGTCCCCACGGGCAATCCGGCCGAGGTCGAGCTCCAGCAGATGCGGTGGAGCTGGCCGGCGCCGAACGGCAAGCCCGTGTTCAACTTCCGCTCCGAGGGCCGGCGGTTCGGCGACAGCCTCCGCTGTGTGATCCCGGCGAGCGCCTTCTTCGAATTCACCGGCGAGCGCTCGCCCAAGATCCGCCACCGCTTCACCCTGCGCGGCGCGCCGTTCATGGGCATCGCCGGGCTGTGGAAGCCTGGGACCGGCAATGAGCGCGCCCGGTTCACCATGCTCACCACGGAGCCGGGACCGGACATAGCGCCCTACCACGGCCGCCAGATCGCGGTCCTACGGCCAGAAGACTGGGCGGCGTGGCTATGGCTGACCAGGCCGGAGGGGGAACTGCTTCGGCCACTGCCGGCGGGGTCGTTGAGCGTGGGGGCTTGAAGGGGCTGTGTCGCGGCAAGGTGGCGAGTGGGACGGCCTGTCTCCCCCTCACCAGTCGGCTTTACGACGTTGCCGCTTCCCCGGGCCGAAGCCTCTAGCGGACGTAGCCGATCCCTACTGAAGTCCAAGACGCGGAAGGGTGTCGTGTTGCAGAGACCCCACGCCTTGCCGCAGCCCAATCACGCTAGCACAAAAGGCGACCCGGAACAGACCCCTCGAACCCCGCCGGGTCGCCCCGCACCCCAAAAAAAATACCCGGAAACCAATGTTTGCCCTTGTGACAAACCCGGTTTCCGGGTACATATTCGGTGTCGGGCGGCTCCGCCCGGCGACTGAAGGAGGAAAGGATGAGGTTCAACCTCAAACTTCGCCTCCGGGCCTTCGGGGTGAGACTAGCACTCTCAATCCGGTTCTAAGGTCCAGAGGCGGGCCCGGGGCGCTCCAACGCTCCGGGCCAACTCCTGAGGTCCAATGTAAGGCCAGAGGACGGAACGATCAATGAAGGACGAAGCGAACAAGACCCTGAAGGACTTTCGCGAAGCGGCGAAGCTCACCCAATCCGAGCTCGCGAGCCTCATGGGCCTGGGCAACTCGGCTTACCAGGATCTCGAATCGGGCTTCAGCAAGTTCAAGCCGAGACACCTGATGGTGCTGGAGCGGGTTTCGCTGAAGCTGGCCGTCGAGCGCGAGGACATCGCGCTGGCGCTGCCATCGATCCGCCGGGACGCCCTGGACCTGGCCGGGATGATCCGCGGAAAGGACAAGACCGCGGCCTGACCGCCGACCCGCAAACGCAAAAAGCCCCCCGGCCGGTCGGCCGAGGGGCAAGTTGGGAGAGAGCCTGTGGCGCGGGGAGGGCCGGCCACCGGCGGGTGTGGGCGCAGGGCGCGCCGCAGGGGGTCAGCGCCGCCAGACGGCGTACCAAGGGCGCGGGGTCAGGGCGCGCAGGACCGCCTGCTGCTGCGCCTGACAGACCTCGGCCAGCTTGATCACATCGGAGGTGCGCCCGTTAGCCTGGTCGAGGTTGGCCGTCTGGGCGTCGTAGCGGCTGGCCAGCGAGCCGGCCGTCTCAGTGATCGACAGCAGCCCCGCCGAGGGGATCGGCTTCTGATACGACGGCGGGATGAGCCGGCTGCAATCCAGCGCAGCGAGGATCGGCGGCGTTAGCCGGATACCGGCACAGCCCGAAATTAGCGGCAGCGATAAGGCCAGGATCAAGGGGCGCATCAGCTCCCGGCGCGGCGGCGATTGCATTGGCGTTGTCCTGATGGATGGCGAGGTCGAGGTGCTGGCGCGTCTCGCCGGCGACGATGATCTTCTGAGCGGCGGTCTCGGCCCTGGCCTGGCCCGCGTCGACCGTGGCCGCGCCCGCCTTCCGCTGGGCCTCGGCAAGCTTGTTGGCCGTGCTGAGGTGCTCCCAGAAGAGATAGCCGCCGGCGGCCAGCACAGCGATGGCCACCACCATGGTCAGGATGGTCGCGATGGCCTTGAGGGGGTCGCGCCGGCTCACGGCTCGTCTCCCGGCCAGTGCTTGCACAGCAGCAGGTAGGCCCCGGCGGCCATGGCCACGACCGCGCAGGCCAGGACGCCGATGACGGCGAGAACAACGACGACAATGACCATGAACATGTGCGCCCGACCGGAGCCGGGCGCCTCCCTGTCAGAGCTTGAACACGCCGGCCCTGACCAGGGTGACGAACATGGTCGTCGCCGCGGACAGCACCGCCTGGATCAGAGGCCAGGCCGAGACCACGGTCTCCGCCAGGCCGGCGATGTCGTTCAGGTCTTCCTTGATGGTGGCGATCACCGCCTGGCGCTTGGCCGAGCCGGGGACGCCGTCGAGCAGGTCGTCCGCCTGTTTCACGCGGTCGGGGATGGTGGCGATCACCGCCTTGACCTTGTCCGGCTCTTTCACCGCGGCGCCGAGCATCTTGACGACGGAATCGCCGAGCTTACCGAAATCCATTGGAATGCCTCCTATTGCCCGACAAAGACGGCGGCGGGCGCGCCGGATCGGCCGCGCATGGCGGCGGAAGGTGGTTCAGTCGCGCAGATGCGGCGGCAGGGACGGCAGGGGCCGCTTCTGGCCGGCCAGCGCGTGGGTGCAATCGGACAGGAAGTCGACGATCCCGCCGGTTACGTAGGTGTGGCAGCGGCTGCACTCGAAACCGCTAGGCTTCTCGCCCTTGGCGATCAGATCAGCGTTGTAGTTGCACCAGCAGCCGGGCCCCTTCCACCCGGGGGAGTAGTGGCCGCTGGTCACCAGAACGGATGGCGTGAATGTCGGGGTCGTCTCATTGCCGTCGAACCCCCAGCCGCCTGGGCCGACCGTGACGGAATGCGGCTCTTCGCAGCCCTCGCACCAGTAGGTCCGAAAGTTTGAGCCGCCGCGGAGAACGTCGCTGATCTGGCCCATCAGATCAGCGCGCCGGCGGTGGGGCCGGCGTAATGGGGATCGGCCTTCCGCCGGCGCACCAAGCGGCCTTGTGCAGGTCCGCAGCGGTGTAGGGTCGCGCCATGTGGGCGGCGATCATGTGGGCGGCGTAGTCGGAGCCGTCGGGCATCGAGACGCCGGCCAGCAGGCGGAAATACTGGTCGTGGGTTCCCGGCCGCCAACGCAGCACCACCCGGTCGCCGGGCTTCAGGATCGAGCGGGCGAAGGCCTGGGCGGCGAGGCCGAGCCTGACCTCGCAGGCCGACTTGGCCGGCGGTCGCACATGCTCGGGCGCGTCGATCCCGTCGACCCGCACGTCGATGATCGCGAAGGGCGCGGGCCAGTCGGCCACGGTCACCTTCACCGTGTCGCCGTCGATCACCGAGAGCACCTGGGCCGGATAGAGCACCGGCAGCTGCGCCGCGGCCAGGGCCACAGCGGCGAGCATCGCGAGCATGGCGTCAGTCCTTTGGGAAGAAAAATGCGAGTTGCGCCGCCCAGAGGGCTTCCAGCCCGATCCGAAGCAGCAGCAGGGCGACCATCAGATCAGGCCGCGCCAGTCGGCGTCGGCGAGGGTGCGCGGCGCCGGTTGAGTGACCGGCGCCGCCGGCGCGTCGAGCCAGATGGTCGCCGCGCGCTGCAGCTGGGCCATCACGTCCGCCAGGCCCAGGGTCGCCCCGTTGATCACCCGGCGCGCCTGGCGGACGTCGTCGTCCTCATTGGCCTTGATCCGCGCGTGCAGGTCGGCAACCACGGTCTCGTCCGGATCGGCGTCGACCACCTGGTTCAGCCCGTGATGCGCCCACCAGGCCGCCGCGATCGCGCAGGCCGGCCCAGGTTGGCGCGCCAGGTCGGGGCTGGCCACCAGGTCGAGGCCGCAATAGGCGCTGGCGGCGGCATAGCCGTCGTGGAAAGTCAATTGGATCAGCCCGCCACCGCGATAGTTCCAGCCGTCGCCCGGCCGGCTGTTGCCGCCCCGGCCGCCATAGACCTTCTCCGCCAGGGCCCTGGGGTTGCGCGCATAGGGCTCGGCCGAGGCCAAAGTCGGAAACCGCGACGGCCAAACGATGTGCAGCCGCTCGGCCGAGTAGCTCAGGCACTCCTCGAGGATGGTGAACCCGGCGCTCTCGTGGTGCAGCTGGGCCACCCAGTGGCGAACCCGGCGCGCCGTGGTGATCGCGTTGGCCTTGGCGGCGGCGTCCAGCTTCGGCGCCAGCACCATGTAGTCGCAGCGCGGCGCAAATAGTTGCAGCCGCGCGGCCGTGATGGCCGCCGGCGGGGCGAGGTCGGGCATGAGGGCTCCGCAGGCTTGAGCGCGAACGGCGTTCGCGGGCGCTAGGGCGCGGCGGCCGGGGTCGCGGCCTGGGCGATCTTCACCTGGGCGTCCTGCTTGCCGGCCTGCTGCACCTCGAGCGTCTTGGCGGCCCAGAGCGCGGCGAGCACCACGCCGCCGGCGGTGACCACGCCGGCGTCCTTGCCGACAAAAATCGACCAGGCTTCGGCGCCCCCGACCATGATCATCACCAGCGGACGCGCCAGGTCGCCAAGCAACCCCTTGACCTGATCGGCCTTGGTCGGCGGCGGGACCGTCGAGGGAAGGATGGGCGTGTCGGTCATGACTCAGTCCTCGCTCATGGTATCGCCCATCGGCGGCACGGCCCCCCGTCGCCGCGTGGTCAGGGACGCGACCTGTCGGCTCAGGCCGCGCAATTCGCGCTGGACCCCGCCGACGCTCTCCGTCGTCTGCTTGTTCGACAGTTCCACGACCGTCTCGAGTTGGCCGAGGCGCACCAACAGGTCGGTCCGCCCGCCATCGCCCGCCCGCTCGACGTTCTCCAGCTCCCGGATCCTCGCCTCGGCCGAGCGCATCCGCTGGAACAGACCACCCAGCAGGAACGAGATGCCTGCGAGCTGGACGGCGACCGCGAAGGCGAGGCTGAGCAGCCCCAGGAACTGTGGGTCCAAGATGTCCTCCGGAGCTGCGGCAAGTGTGCGGGAAGCGCGCCTGTGCGGCGCGGCGTAGCGGCGGCGCGGGTCGGATCAGAAGCTGTTCAGGACCCATACCCAGGCCCCGCACATCGCCATGGCGGCGGCCCAGATGCCGGCGACGAGCACGAAGGCCGACATCGCGCGAGGATCGGGCGCGGGGTCGCGAACGCCGTTCGTCTTGCGCATGGAAGCCTCCCTCGCCCGGTGGATCAGCTGAAGCGGGTGAACAGGCTCTCGCGGGCGTAGAGGGTCCCGTAGGCCTGGTCGGAGACCGTGCCGTCGGCCAGCACGACCTGGGCCTCGTGACTGTAGAGCCCGGCCGGCAGCTCGCCCTGCATGGCCGCGGTGACGACGATGGTGGCCACGCCCGTGGTTGGGTCGTCGGCCAGGACGACGCCGTCTCCGTTGACCAGGTCGAGGCGCAGGGTCCGGGGATCGGCCAGCCGCCACTTCACCTGGGCGCCGGTCAGGTCGAGGGCGCCGCCGTCGGCGTCCCGACAGGTCAGCTCGATCTGCCAATCCTCGCCGAGGAAGAAGCTGAGGTTCTTTTGCGCCGCCATCAGATGCGTCCCCGTGTTCCCTGCCCGACGATCTTGGCGGCCGAGCCTGCGCCGAGGATGGTCGCCACCGACGACGCGCCGGAGATCTTGCGGACCAGCGCCGGGTTCACCACCACGACGATCTGCGGCGCGACCGTCGCCGCCAGGGTGTCGTCGGCCTCCCCGACCTCGGCGTCACCGCCGATCCGCACCCGGCCCGCGCTGGCCGCGGCGTCGGGGTCCTCGATAAGGTCGCCATCGCCCCGCAGCTTCACGGCCGCGGCGGCAGACAGGGCGTCGGGATCCTCGCCGGCCGCGCCCGCGCCGGTCACCCGCACGCCGCCGGTCGCAGCCAGGCCGTCGTCGGCCTCGATCAGCGTGGCCGCGGCCTGTACCTTCACCGCCGCCGTCGCGGTCGCCGTGTCGTTGTCCTCGACGACGTTCAGGTCGCCAACGGTTGTCACCGTGCCCGAACCGATCGCGTTCAAGGTATCGTCGGCGTCCGCCACCGCCGCGGCGCCCTGCACCTTGACCAGGCCGGCGGCGGCGACCGTATCATCGCCTTCCGCAGCGGCGGCGTCGCCGCGTACCGGCACGGTCCCCTGGCCGGCCAGCGTGTCGTCCGCATCGCTGGCGGCCGCAGCGCCCTGAACCTCGACCACACCCGCCGCGGTCGCCGTATCGTCAGCCTCGCCCGCCGCACCCGCGCCTTGGACCTTGACGGCCCCGGCCGCGCCCGTGGTGTCGTCCGCTTCGGAAACCGACGCAGCGGCCTGGACCTTCACAGCCCCGGCCGCCGCAACCGTATCGTCAGCCTCCGACAGCGAGGCGTCGCCGGTGGCCGGCCGCGCGCCGCCGGCGGCCGCCAGGGTGTCGTCGGCCTCCTGCGCGGCCCCCGCCGCCTGGACCTTGACCGCACCCGCGGCCGTGGTCGTATCCGCCGCCTCCGACGGCGAGGCGGCGGCCTGGACCTTGACCGCGCCGGTCGCTGAACTGGTGTCCGCGTCCTCGGTGAACGAGGCCGCACCAGTGCTCACGTTGGTGTCAAGCCCCGAGAACCCGCTCGGCAGGCTGTAGGTGAACGCCGACGCCCCGAAGTTGAAGGTCATCACGCCGGCCGTGTTGCCGAGCGAGCCGTAGGGGAAATAGTTGTCCCAGCTGGCGATGGAGAAGCCGCCAACGCCAGTTGCCGGATCGGCGGACGGTGAGTTGTTCCAGTTCCCCGCTCCGACGGCGACCCAGAACTTTTCCGAACCCGGCGTGGTGGTGTCCGCTGCGATGCGGATCTTGGTTCCGACGGTCTCGTCGGGATATCCGCTCGTCTGCTGGACGTCGTTGTTTCCAGTCCAGATTCCGTCCGAATACCACCAGCCCCCCGACTGACCACCAGAGTCCAGGAAATTGTAGTTTCCCGCGGCCCCTTTGTTCGACATGAGACCGACGACCATGGTCTCGAAGACCGAGTTCGTGGCGTCGATGTTGACCTCGAAGCCCCATTTCCCCGCAGGGAGCGCGCGGGAGGCGCGGGCGGTGGACTGGCCACTGCCGCTGGCCCCCAGGGTCAGGTTGTTGTTCGACAGGACGGCCGTCGAGGCCTTGTCGAGCGGGCTTAACTCAGTGTTCCACACTGCCGGCGCGTCCAGCGCCAGCATCACCCCGACCGAGGTGTTCGAGGCCCCGCCGGTGACGGTGAAGGTCTTGGACCCGACCGTCAGGGACGAGCGGGCGATGGCGATGTCCCATACCAGCCCGGCGTCGTTGCCGAGGGTCGAGAAAACCTCCCCAATCTCGGCCCAGCCCAGATCGCCGGTGAGCGTGGCCACCGAGGTCCAGTCATCGGCCTTGTGGCCGATGACCAGCACGGCCTGGTTGGCCGTGACGTTGAGGCCGGTGATCGGGCCGATGTTCTGCGCGGAGGCGCCGGTGAACACCGTCCCCGCCGCAGAGATGGTGGTCGCGCCGCGAACGATCAGGGTCTGGGCAAGGACTGTGTCGTTGGCCGAGCCGCCGGTATAGACCAACGTCGGGGCCGTTTCCGAACTGGAGGCTGCCGCTTTGGAAAAGACCCAGAGCTTGTTCACGCCCGAGGTGGCGTTGTTGTAGGGGCTCCCCGTGGCCGCCGTCCAGCCGGACGGGGTGGCGACCGAGCCAGCACCTCTTGCGGCGAAGATGGCGATGATCGTGTCGCCAGCCGCATAGGCATTGGTCGTAAGCGCGGGCGTGAGACTGGTGTTGGTCCCAGTCGCGCCCGCGCCTTTGCCGATCAGCAGGCCGTTGGCCATCTATTCGACCCCCATCCAGCCGCGGCGCCCACGGCGCGATGGTTCAGTTCGCGGCGTTGATGGTGAAGGTGTTGATCAGCACGTCCTGGCCGCTGGCGATCGAGGTGTTGTCCAGGGTCAGATCGCCGCCGCCGCCGGTGGCGGTGACGGTTCCGCGCATGCACACCGTGGTGGTGTCCGAGGCCACGATCTCGAAATGGCCGGCGGTGCCGGTATTGTCGGCCGAGGTGTCCTCCCACGTCCCGCTCTTGGACTTGGCCCGCGACGAGGCCGCCGCCATCCAGTCCGAGGGCAGGCTCATGGTCGCCAGCACAGTGCCGCTGGAGGCGGTGGCCACGGTGGCGGGGGGCGAGCCGGTGCGGACGCGCAGGATCGCCGACGCGCCGCAGGTGCTTTCGACCGCGTCGAGGCGGGCGTTGGCGATGGCGGTGGAGTAGGTGATCGCCGCCGCCGCCGGGGTGGCGGCGAGGACGGGGGCAAAGGCCAGCATGGCCGCCAGCGCGTAGCCGGCCAGGTTGCGGAACAGGCGCATGGGTCGTCTCCGGTTTTTGGGGGGTGCGGCGATGGATGAGCCGTGCGGGCGCCGCGGCCGGCGCACGGGTCGAAAGGAGATTTGGCGGGGGGCCTTACGCCTTGATGGCGTTGATCAGCGATCCGTAGAAGTCGCCGACGTCGGAGTAGTAGCCCTCGCTGAAGTGGAAGTTGCCGACGGTCTTGGAGGCGGCGGCCAGGGTCGCCCAGGACGGGGCCCAGGCCCGCTGGTCCCAGGCGCACAGGCCGCGCGCGTCGCAGATCTCGCGGATGGCGGCCTCGTAGTCGTCCCGGCTGTTGGTGTTGTAGCTGGTGACGTTCAGCGGCGGCGGCATGACCAGGATCACGTCCTGGTCGTTGGCCAGGAGATAGCTGACGCCATTGTCGAGCCCGGCCTTGAACTCGGCCTTGGTCTTGGCCGACGCCCCGTCCGCCGCGACGTCGCCGTCGTTTGCGCCCAGGGCGATGAACACCAGTGGCGAGGCCATCTTCCACAGGCCCTGGAGCTGACCCCAGCCTGACGTGCCGCCGACCAGGGAATCGGTCGTGCGGCCGCCCACGCCCAGGTTGATGCACTCGATGCGGTTGACGGCGGTGTCCCAGACCTCCACGGCCATGACGTAGACGGTGCCGCCGCCCGTGCCCTTGACCGTCCAGGAGGTGTGCGAGCCGCCGGGCACGGTGAAGGTGAACTCGGACTGGCCCGCGTTCGTGCCGGTCTGGGGCGAGCCGGTGTAGGAACCGCCATCGACGCAGACGTCGCAGGAGGACGAGCCCACATCGACGACGGAGACGCGGACCCGGTTGAAGCTCATGCCGGACGGCAGGGTGAAGGTCAGGGTGTCGTTGACGCCCAGTTCGCACAGGGGGCCGCCGGCGGCGACCGCGCCGGACCAGTGGGCCGAGCCGCCAAGGGAATACCGCAGGTCCGACCCCGGGTTGTTGTGGTTCATCCCGTTGGAATAGGCGTGCGCCGCCGTGCCCAGCGCGACCAGTTTGCTGGCGGCGTGATGCACCGACGAGTGCTGCACATAGTCGTCGACCGAATCCCCCAGCGCCCACACGCCGGCGGTGATGCTGTCGCCGAAGAACGAGATCGGCAGCCGCCCGGCGGCGTAGGCCGCGCGGGTGTTCACGAACTGGGTCGAGGGGTTCCAGTTGTACATGTTGGGCGGGACGTAGGGGACCGTTCCCGTGGCGGTGACCGTGTCGGCGGCCTCGGTGATCGAAGCCGCCGCCTTGACCAGCGCGCTCGCGGCCGCGGTGACGGTGTCGGACGCCTCGCTGGCGCTGGCCGCCCCGGCGACCTTGACCGCCGCGGCGGCCGACGTCGTGTCGTCCGCCTCCGTGATGCTGGCCGAGCCGGTGATCCCCGACCCAGGCCCGACCCCGGTGGCAGAAAGCGTGTCGGGCGCCTCCGAAACGGAGGCCTGACCCTTGACCGCCACGGCCCCCACGGCCGCCAGCGTGTCGGCCGCCTCGGTGATCGCGGCCGAGCCGGCGACGCCGGTATCCTCGACCTCGTCGGTCACCAAGCTGATGACCCGGTCCAGGCCGCTCCCAAGCCGCGTCAGGCCCGCGACGACCCCGGCGTCCGAAACCCCGCCCAGATAGCTCGCGACCAGGGCGCGGTAAGCCGTCAGGTCAGCCCGCTCGTCCTCGGTCCCGATCGCGCCGCTTCCAGTCTCCGCGCGCAGGTCGGAGACCAAGGCGCGCACGTCGGCGGAGAGGGTCCGGACTTCGGCCGAAGTGGTGGTCATGCGGTGCGGCCCTCGCGACGGGACGAAGAAGGCGAACGGCGTTCGCGGCTAGGGCTGGGCCAGCTCGGCCGCGGTCAGCTGCCGGACGGCGGCGTCCCAGATCGCGGACCGGCGGCAGTGGTCGGCCTGGAACGAGCGATTGAAAATGCGGTTCGCCGTGGCCAGAATGGCGGCCGTGCAAGCGACGAAATTTCAAACTTCAATGGGAGCGGTGCCGGTATGGGGCCGGTTGGAAAGTTTTTCCCCAGATCGACCGCTCCTATTTGTGATCAGAGGTGCATGGCCGCCAACCGTCGGCTACATGGACCCACTGGCCGATCTAATTCCAGAGGCGGACGTCGCCTTGGTCCATCTGCCCGGCATGCACAGCACCCCATTCAGGGACCAGACCGTTAAGGCGTTCGCCACTGCCTTTGATGAGGTCATTGCTAAACTCGCACATCCCCGCGTGCTGGTTTTGGCAATCTCAATAGGGGGCGTCGTGGCGCTCTCGCTTACAGGCGCTTGGGAAACCATCCTGGTCGAGACCCCGCTGATGACCGCGCCGCTTTGGCCGATCCACCCGCGTTTTCGCGACATTGTTGGCGACAATCCAAATGCGGCCGAATGGGTACGAAACCTATTTGGGACCGGTCAAGATGGGGTCGAAAACCGCGACTACAGATCTCTGGCGCTGGACTTTCGGGGCCAGGGGACCCTTTTGCTTGGCGATGACCCCCTTTGGCCTGAGCGTCCTATTACAAGGATTCCCAGCCTAGTTTGTGACGATAGCCGCAAAGCCTATGCGGCTAATCCTCGATTTCGGTCCGTCATCGTTCCGAACGCTGGCCACAACATCCCCAAGGACGGCTCTGGCCATATCCTTCACCTTCTGCATGACACCCTACCTTGGCGTGAACGCGGCACCCCGATGCGAGGCTCGCTATCTTCCGAAAAGCCGCACGGTGCCGGCAAAGAAATTTGCTCCATTCCATGAGAGCCTCAAGGCGCGAATGCCGCCGGTCACCCGCCAGACCACCCCCGCAGGTGTCGCCGCCGCCACGCCCGGCGACGTGAGAGCTGCGTCCGCGACGTTTGCCTCCGCCGCCCCGTAGTCATTTCGAACGCCAGAAAGCAGCACTGCACCCACGATGTGACCGGCCGCACCTATACCAGCCACTAGCGATATTGGTGAGCCGTAACTCGGCGTAGCGTCGCCAATCTCCAGTCGAAAGTCAGCCACTGTATTGGGGGCAAGCCCCTCACAAACAATCAGCAGATCGTTGAAGGTGGTCGAAATGCCCGCGAAGGCGGTGCTAGAGACGCCGCTTGGCGTCGCGACGCCGATTTGGGTCCAGCCCGCGTTCGGGGCTGCCGAGGCGCGAGCATAGCTCAGCATTCGCCAGTTGCCCGAGCCCTCGGAGATGAACCGGGCGATGTCTCCAGCCGCTGTCTGGATGTTCGCGGCGCCCGGCAGGATCAGGCTCGTGGCGTTGTGGGTCAGGGTCAGGGCGCCGGCGAACTCGACGATCCGCTCGGCCCCGGAAGCCAGGCTGTCGAAGGCGGTGATCGTGGTCGTGCCGGTGATCTTGACGTAGTTGGATGCGGCGCCGCCTATGTTGACGGTGGAGGCCGACGCCAGGGTGTCGGCCGGCGCGTTGTTGACCGGGGACGCCAGAGTCCCCCCCGTGAAGGTGGGGCCATTGCCGCCGACGGCTCCCGCGAGCGACACGTTCCAGGCCGCCTTCGTGCCAGAGCCTTTGGTTTGGCCGGCCGGAACCACAACGACCATGACCCCGGTGCCGTTGTTGTAGCTGGAGACCGTGCCCCACATCTGATTGGCCGTGGGGGCCGCCTGGTCGGAGATGATGACGGGCTCGCCGCCGCCGGCCTGGAAGCTTTTCGAGGCCTGAATGGTGAAGGTCAGGGTTCCCGACCCGATGGTCATTGAGGTGGCGGACGTGGCGGTGAAGCCTGCGGCGCTTCCGCTGCTGGCCGCCGCCGCCACGGCGGACGCGGCGGCGGCGGCCGCGGCGTCCTCGGCGTCGGCGGCGGCCGCGGCGGCTTCCGTTTCGCTGGCGGCGCTGGCGGCGCGGTCGAGGGCGATCTGCGCGACCTGGGCGTCGATCCAGGTCAGGGCCGTCTTCAGTTGAGGCACGAACACCGCCAGCCACGCCAGGAAATCGCGCACGGCCGCGTTGAACGCGCTGTTCGGTTTGATGGCGCGGCTGGGGACCACCTCGGGCGGATCGGTGATCGTCGGAACGGTCATCAGGAAAGGCCCCCGAGGGTGAGTGAAAGCGCGGACTTGGTATCGCCGGGGACGGCCAGGCTGCAGGCGGTGACGATGCCGTAGACGTGCATCACGCCCCAGCGGTCGTCCCCCTCGAGCCACATCGGCGTGGCGCGGTTGTCCTTGAAGAACTGCATGACCGCGTCCATGGCGTCGTTGTCGACCCACAGCACATGGTCGGCGTCGTCGGTGTACGGACGCACGACGATGTTACGGTCGCCGAAGTCGTTGGGCGCGACGGTGGAGTAATCGGTGAACCCGAGCTTGGAGCCCCACTGGGTCCCGCCGATCTCGTTGACGTAGCCGATGACACAGGTGCCGCAGGCCACGTCGTTGCCGGGATCGCTGAGGATGATCTCGATGGTGGCGTCGGCGTAGGGGAAGAGGTCGGTGATCGGCAGGAAGGCGCTCGCCCGGGGCGGCGAGAAGAACCAGCGGTCGAAGTCGTCGATGCCGCTGTAGGAGGCCAGATCGATGGTCTCGTCCTGGACCACGCCCTCGATCGCGTCGGTGACGACGATCCTCACCGTGGCGGCGCTGATCCGGTCCAGGGCCACGCCGGTGACCAGGCCGTCGGCCTGCAGGGTCACCGATATCTCGTCCGGGTTGACGGTCCGCGAGCTGCTCGACTGGTCGAACATCGCATAGGGGTTGGAGGCGCGGACAAACAGCCAGTGGTCGGTGCTGTTGCCCGGCGGGTCGGGCAGCGGGTTGTCGAGGTTGCCGGCCCCGACCCCCTCATAGACCAGGTGGTTGGCCGCATCGACCACCCGGTCCTTGTCGGCGTAGGTCTTGGCGGCGTCGTAGGCGCCATAGGCTTGGCCGATGCGCGCCCACCAGGTCGGCGAGCTGGCCGGGGCGTGGCCGGTGTTGGCGTCCAGCCTCGAGGTGTAGACGTCGAAGGCGTTGCCGCCGACGGCGACCGAGACCTTGGCCGCCAAGGCGTAGGTCGTACCGCCTGCATAGGCGGCAGGGGCGGTCTCGACAACGTTCGTGGCCAGCAGCGCGGCGTCGTCGATGAGCTGAGGCTTGATGGCCCTAAAGCCGAAGGAATCGCTCATGCCGCCGATTGCACCAACAGCGGATCGGCCGGCGACTGCCCGGCGGTTTTGACGATTACCCCGGTCTTGGTCGCCGCGTTCAGCGATCCCGCGGTGTTGAGCGCCACCTGCCCCATCAGGCCTTCCAGGCTGCCGAGGCGGTCGGCGAAGGCCTGCATCGCCTCGGCGTTGGCCGCCATGGGGTCGCCATGGGTGACGCTGACCAGTTCGCCCGGGGTGGCGCGCATGCGGATGATCTGGCTGTCCACGGCGCCGGAACCGCCGACGACGCCGCTGCCGCCGGTGGCGAAGCCGACGATGCGGTTGGACTGGCCGAAGGCGTTGAGCACAGCCTCCGCCTTGGTCTGGGTGGCCGGATCGGCCGCGGTGATGAAGCTTTGGAACCCGCCCGTTCCGAAGGCCCCGGTATAGCCGGTCACCGACGCCAGGACCGCGTTGACCTCGGGGTTGGCGCCGAGCTCGCTCGACACTCCACCGATCCCGCCGGCGGACTTCTGCGCGAGCAAGGCCGAGGCGTAGCCGGACAGCGCCTGGCCCAGCTCCAACACGGAGTTGTTGACCAGGCCGAGGGCCTCGACCGTGGCGTTGACCCCGTCCAGCTGCTGCTGGGCGATGGAGACCTGGCGGGTGGCGGTATCAGCCGCCGCCTCCACCGCCGCCTTGACCTTGGCCACGTCGCGGGCCTGCTCCAAGCTGTTGTGGGCGCTGGTCTTCGACACGTCCAGCAGCGCCTGCCCGGCGTCCTGCAGGCCGCCAAGGGCGGCCGTATCGCCCAGCCGGGCCTTGGCCGCGAGAACGTCGAAGGCCTCGCTCAGCTGCCGGTAGTTGGCCCCGACGTTGTCGGTCTGCACGCTCAGGGTCTTGCCGAAGGCGGTCAGGCTGTCGGCGAAGCCCTGGAACTGGTCGACGGTCCCCTGAAGGCTGGCCTTCATGGCGTCGGCGGAGGCGGTCAGGGCGTCGCGGGCGGCGCTGACCTTATCGGTCGCGTCCTGGGCGTCGTAGACCGACTGCTGCAGGCCCTTGAGGGCGTCGTCGGTGGCGGCCAGCTCCAGCTTGCGCTGGAGGGCCAAGGCGCCGGAGGCGTCGCCCTGAGCCTGCATCAGCGCGATCTGCAGCTGCGCCTGCTTGTTGGCCTGATCGGCGGCCGCGTCGGCCACCTTGCCGAAGGCCGGCGCGATCTGCATCAGCTTGGCGTAGAGCTCGGCCCCCGCCTCGGTGGAGACGTCCAGGCTGTCGACCAAGGCGACGAATTGCGCCTTGGTGGTGACGCCGCTTTCGCCCAGCGCCGCCATCGCCGCCGCCACGGCGGCTTGCATCGGGGCGAGCTGCTGGGCCGTGGTGAGGAAGTTCTGCTGGAAGTAGGCCGCCTCGGAAGTGAAGGCGTCCAGGCCGCCGGCCAATTGCACCAGCTGGTCCCGCGCCGCCACGCTGGCGAAGCCGGTCGTGCGGAAGGTCAGGCCGATGGAGGCCAGCGAGGTATCGACCGCGGTGTATTCGGTGGCCAGCCGCTCCAAGGTCTCGAGGGCCCCCTCCCCCGCCTGCTCGAACGCGGTCAGGCCAGGGACCCCGTCCGCCGCCAACTCGTCGCCGAGCTTGCTGAACACCGCGTTCAGCTGATCGGTGATCTGCGAGGCGCTGAGCCCGTCGAGGCTGATGCGTCCGATATCGACGGTGAAGGCGTCCAGCGCCTGCTGGGCGCCGTCCACGCCGAGGGTCGTCGCCGCCTGCAGCACGCCGTCGCGCAGGCTGGCGACCACCTTGCTGATGGCGGTCGCGACATCGTCGCCGACCGGCGAGGTGGTTTCGTTGTTCCGGGTGGTGGTCGATTTGACGAAGCCGAAAAAGCTCGACTTCTGGGTCACCGACTGGGTGTCCTGGTAGAAATTCGCCGCTACCGCCTTGTCGATATAGGCCTTCAGGCTTCCCGCGCTGAGGTCGATCCCCTGGTCGACCAGCGTGGTCGTGGTCGTCTTGCTGCCGAACAGGGCCGACAATAGCATCAGCCCGGACGAGCCGCTGGTCGTGGTCCCGAGCCCCAGCTTCGCGGTGTCGAAGGCGTCGCCGGAAACGCTGATCTGACGGCCGAGGGCGGCGGTCAGGGCGCCGATATTCTGGCTGATCGACTTCAGCGACTGGACCTGCTGGCTGGAGAATTCCAGGTCGGTGTTCTGGTATTTCTCCGCCGCCGCCAACGAGTTGGCGATGCTCGCGGACTGCTGGCCGAGGCCCGCCAGCACCGTCCCCACGCCCTGGAGCTTCTGCTGGTCAGCCGCGCTCAGCCGCACGACGCCGATGGTCTTTTCGCCGCTGAAGATCGCGCCGATGGCGGCGCCCACCCCGCTCACGATCGCGCCGGCAGGGCCCAGGACCGAGGCGATGCCAGAGAGAGTCGAGCCCAATTTGCTGCCCGACCCCAGTAACCCGGCCGCGTCGTTGAGCAGGGTCGAAAAATGGCCCAGCGCGCCACCCAGGTCGCCGTTCTTCAGCGAGCCGGCGAAATCACCCAAGGCGGTGGCCGCGTCGGCCATGCCATTCAGGAGATTGTTGCTGCGCTTCAGCGCTTCGGTCTGGTTGGCGTGGATTTGCGGCAGAAGCGCGAGCTGCGCCGCGGCATTTTGCTTTTCCGCCTCGCTCGCCGTGGTGGAGTTGATGATTTCTTCCTGCTTCAGGGTTTCGAGCTGTTGCTGGAGCGCCAGGATCTTCAGCGCCACCTGGCCCTGGGCGTAGGTCGATACCCCCAAGGCCTGCTGGCTGCTGAGCAGGTTGATCTGCAGGTTGAGCCCGGCTTCGGCCAAGCTGTTCTGCTCTGCCACCGTGCGCGCGGCCGCCTGCCGCTGCGCGACCTGACGTTCCACCGCTTGACGATCGGCGAGCAGCTGGGTCTCGGTCGCCTGGGTGGTCTGGAGCCGCTTGGTCTCAGCCGCGTCGAGCTTGGCACGATCGCGTTCCGCGCCCTGCGCGTCCTGCAGGTTCTTCACCTCCTCGGACTGACGGCGGTCCAGGGCGGCCAGCTCGATCCTGTTCTGGGCTTCGGCCGTGGTGGCGAGCGAGGACTGCAGCTGGGCGATCTGGTCGTAATAGCCGCCGATCTTCTGGCGCTGGGCCGCGTTCTGCTCGAGGATGCTGGCCTCGAGCTCGCTGGCGATCTGGGCCTTCTTCTCGTCGGCCGCGCGATTGTTGAGCGCGATCGCCGTTCGCGCCGACGCGGCGGTGATCTTCTTCTCGTCGGCGTCCGAGGTCAGCTTGTCGTTGGCCTTCTTGGTCGCCGCGTCCACCTCCTCCACCTGCAGATCGGCGATGGCCTTCAGGTTCTTGGTCAGGCCGAGGCGCGCACTCAGTTCGCCCCGCGTCGCCTCGTCCAGCGCCTGCAGGCTGGCGGCCTGTTGCTGCAGGGCCTTGCGCGCCGCCTCTTCGGCCGCCTTGCGCGCCGCTGCGGCCTCGGCCTCGGCCGCCAGATTGCGGACGGTCCCGGTCCCCTTGGGCAGCTCGGGGGCATCGTTGGCGTGCCGGCGCGCCAGCTCGGCCTGGAGCTCGGTGATGCGTTTTTCGTTGTCGTCGCGAATGGTCTTCTGGGCCGGCGACGGGGACAGCAGCGGGCCCGTGGTCAACAGATTCTGCTCGGTCAGGGCGGAAATCTGGCGCTTGATGGCGCTGTCGCTGCGGTCCTCGATCTTGCGGAAGCCCTCGACGATGTCGTCGGTCTTGGTGGCCATCTGGGCGAACATGCCCAACAGGCCGAGCAGCACGGGCCCGAGATCGACCAGGGCCGAGTTCAGCTGGACCGAGATGATCTGGTCCAGCTCCTCCATCTTGTCCTTGGTCTTGGCCGCGCGCTCGACAACTTCGCGGTCCATGACCACGCCAAGGCTCCTGGCGCTGTCGATCATGCGGTTGAACTCGTCCCCGCCCGCGCGGATGGCGGGCAGGATCGAGGTCAGGCCCATCTTGTCGGCGATATCGGCCTGGGAGGCGGCGGACTTGAGGTTGGCGATCTTGGCGATGACCGCCTGCAGCGCTTCGTCCGTCGAGCCGAAGGCCTTGGGATCGAGCCCGATCGCCTCGAACGGCTTGATCGCCTTCTTGCTGATGCCGTCGAGCGCGGCGCCGAAATGCTGCGCAAACGACTGCAGGGCGATGTCCGCGTCGCCGGCCTCGCCGCCGAGCTGCTTGACGGCATAGCGGTAGGCCTGCAGCACGTCGGTGGCGACGCCGGCCTTCTGGGCCGCCTTGTCGATCGCGTCGCCGAACTCGGCCGCCTTGGCCGCGCCCTCGAGCGCCAGGGCGACCGCCGCGATCCCGGCGCCTGCCGCGATGCCGGCCGGGCCCAGCTCCTCGAGGGCGGAGCCGAACACGCTGATGCGGGCCGAGCCCTCGTCCAGGATCTTCAGCCGCGAGCTGTCGAAGACCTTGTCCAGCGCCTTGCCGAAATCGGGGACCTTGGCGGTCTCCCCGAACTTCTTCAGCTTGTTGGAGGCGCGGTCCAGACCGCTCTCGAACTGGGCGGTGTCCGCCCCAAGCTGCACGCGCAGGGCGCCGATGGTGGCGTTTCCGGCCATGGGTCCTCCCTAGGTTTTGCGGGTGAAGCGGCGATGCCAGGCGAAGGCGGCGGGCTCGACGTCAGGCCGCCAGGGCTGGGGTTTGGGCGCCGGCGCGGCCTGGCCGCCGATGAAGTCGCCCAGGCTGATGCAGGTCTTGCCGAGGTGCGGGCGCATGACGTGCCAGGTGTGCCAGCGCCGTTCGCGGGCGTCCGCGACCTTGGCGTCGGCCCGGCCCTTGACCGCCAGGAAGAACAGCCGCGGGGTCAGCCGCCAGAACGCCTCCGGCGGTCCGATGCCTAGTCCGCACCAGACGGAGAACTGGTGCTCGACGTCCCACGGCGACGGCGCGTCGGAGCCGGCGCCGCCGCCGTCTGAGGGTCGCCGGTCGCCGGCGCCTCGCTGTTGGGAAAGGCCAGGGCGACGCTTTGCAGCAGCCTGGCCCGGGCTTCGCCGGGGCCCATGGCCGTGATCAGCTTGCCGACATCCCGCTCCGACAGCTCGGGATGAAACTCCTCCAGCCCGGCCCAGAGGGCGGAGCGGAGGAAGGGCGGCGTCATGTCCTTGGTCAGGTCCTTGCCGATCTCGTCCATGGTGAGACCCAGCCGGCCGGAGATGGTGCAAAGGGCGTTCCAGTCGAAGACGAGGACAAAGTCCTTGCCGTCGACCGAGAACGCCACCTCGCCTTTCAGCGGATTGGCCATGGTCAGGCGGCCGTGTCGATGCCGACCGAGCCGGCGATCTTCATCGCCAGGGTGGCCGACATCCGGTCCTTGACCGGGACGGCGCCGGAATAGGTCTTGACGTAGGCAAGGAAGGTCCAGCGCACGTTGTTCGGATAGGTGATCCGGGCCGCGCGACGGGTGCCGTCGGCGCGCCAGGCGATGATGAGGTTGTCGGTGTCCGAACCCGGAACCCAGTTCATGCCCATCGAACCTTCACCGGCGTCGGTGAGACCGGCGATGTATTCCTTGGTCCGGTCGGGCGACTTCATGTGGGTCACCTCGACGTCGTCGACCGAAGACGACGGCGGGGTGATATCCGTGCACTCGGCGAGCTCGACGAAAACGCCGGACCCCGGCGCATCCTCGACCTCGAACGTCGAGTCGTAACCAATCATGGCTTGGGACGCAGTCATCGCTTACGGCTCCTTCTTCAGGCCTCGGTGGCCCAGACCCGGGTGTCCAGGCTGGTTCGGTAAAAGTCGGGCTCGCCGCCGACGCCGGGGTCCTTGGCGGACCGCTGGGCTTCGACGAACAGGCGGACGAGGGGATCGGACGGAGGCGCGTCGCAGGCGGCGACCACGGCCAGGGCCGCGTCGCGGCAGGCCTTGCGGCTGAGCCCCCAGCAGTCGATCTGGATCAGGTAGCCGACCAGGCGGTCGCGCCCCTTCATGGTGTACTGGCGCGCGCCCGCAACCTCGGTCAGGGTGATCGCCGGCATGCCCGCCTTCTGGGGCAGGGCGTCCCACTCGATCCGCCGGCTGACCAGGTCCGAGAGGGCGGTCGTGCCGCGCAGGAAGGCCCGCAGCGCCTCTTCCACGGCTCAGCCCTTGGCCTTCAGGGCCTTGCGGCGGGCGCGCTCGACGGCCCCGGAGACCGCATAGGTCAGACCCGAGGTGATGATGTTGAGCATCCGCTCCTTGGTGCTCTCGTAGGCTGGGCGGAAGTAGGGTTGGGCGGCCATGTCGCGGTTGCCGAACTCCTGCTGGATCGCCTTGGGGGCGCGGCCGGGCCCCACGGTCAGTTCGGCGAAACTGCGGTCGGCGGCGCTGCCCCGCAGGGCGTCGCGCTTGGCCTGAACGGCGCCGGCGCTGTCAGCGCCTTGTCGCTTGGCGGCGCGGAAGGCGGCGTCGCCGGTCTCGGCCGAGGACTTGACGATGCCCCCGCTGCGCTTCAGCCCGCCGGTCAGTTCGGGGGCGTTGTCCCGCCAGGTCTGGTCCAGCAGCTCCGCGGCCGGCTGCAGCGCCCGGTAGAGGGTATTGCTGGCGGTGGCCTTGCTGAGCTCGCCCAGGGCGGCGTCCAGCTCCTTCAATCCCTCAAGCTTGAAGGTGATCATGCCGGGGTCTCCGCGCGGGCGGTGGCGGAGATCTCGACGCCGACGCGGCGGCCGATCTCCTTGGTTGCGGCGATGCCGAAGGTGCGGCCTCCGAATTTCACCAGCATGGTCGGGTCGATCTGGCTGGCCTTGCTCGACCAGCGGATGACGAACCGCATGGTGATCGAGGCCTGGGTCTGGTCGGCGCGGAACCGCTCCCCGTCGAGGACGGGGGTGGCGGAGGCCCAGCAGCTCATGAACTCGACCGGCGCGCCGGGCAGCGTCTGCAGCCCGTCGTCGTCGTCCTGGGGGACCAGGATGGCGATGCGCCGGTCGAGGCTGCCGGCCTGGAGGCTTTGCATCAGATCACCCCCAGCTGGCGCCCGGCGGCGAGGATCTCGCTCAGCTCACGAGGCGCAGCGACGGCCAAGACGCCCTCGCCGAGATCGTGGACGTCCGGCTGGCCGCACTTGCCGTCGATCAGGTCCGCGACCCGCCGGTCGAGGGCGCGGAACGCCTCGCCATGGCGGGTCGGCAAGGCCCGAGCCAGACGCTCCAACTCCGTTACCGCATCGGAAATGGCGTCCAATTCGATGCGAAAACTGTGGAGCCGCGCCATCGGCCGGTCGCTAGAGGGTGACGCTGGGAAACTGGATGTCGATGACCAGGACGGAGGCGCTCTTGGCCAAGCCCAGCTGGCAGACGGCCATGCCGGTCGTCAGGTCGGCGGCGGGGCAGATGCCGCCCGCCGTGGCCGACAGGTAGTACGGAGAGCCGGGCGTGAGGGTGGCGCCGATGGTGATCTCCCCGGACTTCTCCACCAGCACAGGCTGGTTCACCGCCGCGCCGTTGAGCGCCACGCCCTCGGCGTGGTGCGGCTCGGCCGTGCCGGCATTGGCGTCGGCCTTCATCCACTTGCCGGTGGCGGCGGCCTTGTAGACGACCTGGCCGGCGGTCAGGGCCTCCCCGGCGACGCCCTGTTCGGTGACGGCCTTGGCGCCGGACAGCACGCTGGTGGCGGTAATGGTCAGATCGGCCATGGCGGCCTCCTTTTCAGTGATGAACGATGGGGGAAGAGGGACGCGAACGCCGTTCGCGGGCGGTCAGCCCAGGAGCGGGATTTAGCGGACGACCGGCTGACGGAATCGGCCCAGCAGGCCGTCGACTGTCGGGTTGGGCAAAACCACGATCCTGCCTTCCACGAACTGCGCCTCGCGGTTTTGGAACAGGTCGCCGACGATCAGCAGGATGGCGGCGCGGATGCGACTGGGCAGGGCCTCATAACCGGCCACGAACTGGACCCGCACCGTATCCGGCCCACCCATGGTGGCGGGCCAGGACTTACCGGGGGCCGGGCGAATGCCTCCCGGCTCGATCCCGCCCTGGACCAGTTCGTAGTCGTCTGGGTCCAGTTGATGCTCGACGCCTTGCGGATCGAGATATTTGACCCAGACGACGGAGACGAGCGGCGGATATGGCAGCTCCAGCATGGCGTCCCGTTCCCGGCCGAACGCGCCGGGCGGAAGGGGGCGGTGCGAGAAACCCTCAAACGTGGCCAGCAGGGTCTGCAGTCCCACGGCGATCCCGTAGTCCCCGGGCGGCCCGTCGACGCTCTCGCTCGCCGCCAGGAGCATGCCCCCGATCTCGCCGTCGTAATCCGTGACGTCGGCGTCGATCTTGACATGCGCCTTCGCCTCGTCCGGAGGGACGAGCGGCCAGGTCGGCGCCTCGACCACGACGACGCCCACGATCAGGCCGGGTCCGTCTGCGTCGTGGCGCCCTTGGCGGCAGCTGCAGCGGCCGCCTTGCCAGGCGCTTTGACCTTCGCCGGATTGGCGGCGGGAGGGTTCGCCTGCTTGCGATCAACAGCTCGCGCATGGCCGCTCTTGATCAGCGCGTCGGCCCGGGCATGGACTTCGAAGCCGGCAGTTTCGCCCACGTTGTATGGCGGGCTGTAACGCACAAATTGGACGATCTTCATGGCGGTCAGGCCCCGATGTGGATTGTCATGGAGTGGGTGGGCGGCCGGTCGCGAACGCCGTTCGGCCGCCCGTTACAGCTCCGGCCTAGGTGGACTTGCGTCGGCCGCCAAACAGGGCGGTGGAGGCGATGGCCGTGGTGTCGGTGCCGGTGGCCGATAGGTCCGGCGTAACGTTCACCCGGACGTAGCGCTGGGCGTTTTCCAGACTCGCCCCGATTATCGCCGCCGCCTTCTCCGTCGAACCGCCGCCGGCTCCGGTGGAGAGGATCACGGTCGCGGAGGCGAGCAGATCGGACCAGGTCGAGTTGTCGGCGCTGGTTTCGATCTTGGCGGTCAAGGTCATGGTCTTGGTCGCCGCCAACACCGACTTGGCGGTGATGGCGAAGGCGACAGACTCGAACCGATCCGGAAGAGCGGTCAGGTCGATGCTGTCGCCGGGGGCGGCCGTTGCGTCGCCAGAGCCGCCGGCGGTGGCGGCGACCGCACTGGCGGCGAAAAGGGGATAGACCTCCGACGCGAGGTCGCGGCTCATCGAGTACATGGCGGATCTCCAGAGCGGCCCGCCGGCGGGCGCGCCCAGTCCTGTCCGTCCGCGCGCGGCGTAACGGAGGGGATGTTGCGGCCAACCGGCGGCCGAGGGTGAAAGAAGGCGAAGACCGGGAGTTGGCCTGGCCCTTACGCGCCCCAGCTCACGCCGGTCAGGACCGCCGCGGCATAGGCCCGGCGCAAGCCGAAGTCGTGGGCCGCGACGGCGCGGATCACCGTCTGGTTTTGGCTGTAAGCCGAAACCATCACGCCGCCCTTCTTGTAGGAGGCGCTCTCGCTGGCGTCGATGCGGACCTGGAAGGTGTCGGCGATCACGGCCTCGTTGAAATCGACCAGGCTGAGTTCGCTGTCGGTTCCGCCGCCGCCGAGGTTGACCGGGACGTTGTTGGTCACCTCGACAGGGAAGCTCTTCCACATCGGCTGGGCCAGCTGCAAGCCGGGAAACACGATGTTGCCGTTGCCGTCGCGCAGATCCTGCAGGAAGCCGAACACCCGCGGGCTCATCACCCAGCGGGGGTTGATCATGGGGATGTTGTTGAGCGCGAGCCCATTGATCAGCTTGCGGCTGTCGGCGTCGATATTGGCCAAGCTCACCGAGGCATTGGCCGCGATGATGCTGCCGGCCAGGTAACGGATACCCTTGGGCGCCGCACCGACGCCGTTCGAGCGCAGGAAGGCGACGTCCTCCGCTTGGGCGAAGGCCAGGGTCAGGTCGTCACGGACGGTGACGTCGACATTGACCGAGGCGTTTCGCAGCAGCTTGTTGGAGATCGGCACCAGGGCGGCGACCTCACGCTCGACAAACTTCAGGCTGCCGAAGGTGGGCTCGGTCTCCTGGATATCGCTGCCCTCGCCGATGTAATAGGCAGCGCTGCCGCTTTCCACCGTGGGCATGGTGTCCGTGCCGCCAACCAGGGGCACCACGCGGCAGTTCTTGCGCACCACGGTGCGAGGCCGCACCAGCTCGATCATCTCGGCCGAGAACTGCTCCGGCACCAGGAAGCCGCCTGCAGAGGCGTCGTTGGCCTGCAGCCCCGCGGTGACATCATAGTTCTCGCCCCAGGTGGACGCGGCGAACTCGCGGGCCGCCTCGATGTTGCCTCGGGCGGAAACGAGCGCTCGCACCGTCTGCGAGAACTTGATTCCCTTTGCGACCGGCGTGGCCGCTTGAGGATAGGTCCGAGGCGCGGCACCGCCGGCAGCCTCGGCTTCGACCGTCGGAACGGCGGCGGCGGCGGACGCCGGGGACGGGATCGCGGTCGAGGCGACCAACCCCTGGATGCGCTCCGCCGTTCGGATCTGGCTGTCCAAACCCTCCACAGCGGCCGCCTGGGCGTCGAAGGCGGCCTGTTCCTCGGCCGTCATGGCTCGGTCGCCGGCCGCGGCTTGTAGAGCGGTCAGCTGCTGATACGCCGCCGCCCGGGCTTGGCGAAGGCTCGCGATGTCGCGCATGGGTGTCTCCTGATTGTGCGCAAATGGGCGGCGACGGCCGCCCTCCGGAACCCCGGCCTTCGCAGGCTGAGGAGTTTGGTCAGGCCTTCAGCGCTTTAAGCTTGCGCTGGTTGGCCACCTGCTGGGCGAGGCCGCGATAGGCGGCGTCGAAGCTTGTGATCGCATCCACCATGCCGGCGGCGGCGGCGGCTTGGCCGACGAGGACGCCGCCCTGGCCGAAGTCGGATTTCACGCGCGTCGCCGTGGTGGCTCGGCCGCGGGCGACGTCAGCGATGAACTGCGCCTCGATCGCGTCGAGCATGCCCAGGATCGAGACCATGCCGGCGTCGGTCTCCGGGTCCGGAACCTTGTCCGGCGCGTTGGAGGAGACCACGTCGAAACTCATCATTCCTTCGCCGTCAGGCTCGACCTGCTTCTTCATCCCGGCGATCACGCCGATGGAGCCGACGAGCGCGGTGCGGTCGGCGGTCAGCTGCGGCATCTGCGACCCGACCCAGTAGGCGGCCGAAGCGGCGCTGCCCATGACGTGGCCGGCGGTCGGCATCTTGTTGCGATTGGCCCATATCTGGTCGGCCAGGGCGGCGATCCCGGACACCGGGCCGCCGGGGCTGTCAATCATGAACAACACCGCGCCCACTTCGGGGTTGGACAGGCACAGCTGATAGTCGGACGACAGTCCCGAGCAGGTGGTGGCCCCGCTCATGTCCGACATAAGGTTGGCGCGCGGCAGGATCGGCCCGAACACCGGGATCAGCGCCACCCCATCGGCCGTCGTCACCGCGTATCGAGCGCCCTCCATCTTGCGGCCGCCTGGGCCGGCGAGCAGCGCCATGTCGTGCGCCGCCCACGTCGGCTCGGGCGTGACGGTCGGGCGATCACGTAGGGCGATGGCGGCGAGGATCGGCAGCCAGGACGGCTCGATCGCCCACGGCTCGGCCGTGAGCGCGCGGAAGGCGCGGGTCATGCAGGGACCTTTCCGGGTCTAGGCGGCGATTTCGTAAGCGGAGAGGACGTCGCCCGTGCGGTTGCGGCTGTCGGCGCCGCCGCCGGGGCTGCCTGAAGGCGGCCCATCAATGCTCGGGTCGGCCGTATTCTTGGCCGAGTTCATATTCATCGGGGAGAGGTAGACTTGGCCGGCGTTGTCCGGCAGCGGGTTCTTGTTCTCCGTCGCGCGGATCTCGTCGACGTTGAGCCAGCCCCACTGCCGGCCGATGGAATAGGCGCGGTAACGGCTGGCGATGTCGCCGCGCAGCAGACCGTCGAGGTCGTACTCGATGAAGTAGATTTCCCGTTCGAGATCGCTGAGCAAGGCCAGCTCCAGCTGCTGCTCGCTCATGGCCGCCAAAGGAGCGACGTTGTCCGTGACGTATTCGATTGATTGTTGCTCGATGTTCGAGAACGTCGCCTTGTCCAGGATGCCGATCTTGTGCGGCGGCATCCGGAAGATGGTGGCCATGTCGCTCGCGGCGGCCTTGCGGACATCGACGAGCTGGGCGTCGTTGTTGTTCGCCGCCCACTGCTTGAGCTTCATGCCCAGCTCGAAGATGGCCACCCTGCCGGCGTTGTCGACGCCGGAGAGAACGTCCTCGACCTGCTTTCGCGTGCGGTTGGCCACCGCGTCGTTGGGGAAGGTCTTGTCCATCTCGACCACAGCCGATGGCCGCGCGCCGTTGGCGAAGAAGCGACAGGCGTAGCGCTCAGCAGCAACGGCCAGGGCGACGGCCTCGCGGTGGGTGTCGATCGGCGAGCGCCCGAAGATGCCCCCGTTGGCGGCGTGATCGATGCTGCCGCGATAGGCGAAATGGATGACGTCCTGGTAGCCCAAGCCGGAGCGAACGCCGTTCGCGAGGGCGATGTCATAGAAGGGCTGGCCATCCTCGGCCCACCGCACCCGGGTCGACCGGGCGCGCGGCAACGAGATCTGCTGAGGCATGCCCTCTTCGTTGCGGTAGACACGGCTGAAACTGTTGCCGCGCAGCGCGGCGGTCTCGAGCATGGCGCGGCGCCAGGCGAAAGACGTCAGCCATGGCGATGGCCGGTCCTTCAGGAGCTTGTAGAGCGGATGGTCCACGGCCCGCTCGCGTCCATTGTTGGCGGTGCGGCGGTAAAGGATCAGCGGCACCTTGGCCAGATCCTCCGAAATCACCTGTACGCAGGCTCCAATGCCGGGAACGCCCATCGCCTGCTCGGGCGAAACGCGGATGCCGGACTGGGTCACCATCCCGCCGAGCAGGTCGATCAGCCACGGCTCCGGATTAGCGGAGCCCGACAGCTGACCATCGCGGAACGAGACGCGGGGCTGAGCCCCGAGGATGCTCGACAGTCCGATCACCGGCGCGCCTGCAGGGTTCCGTAGACCGACGCCGCCAGCAGCATAGCGCCGACGAGCAGGAAGCCGGCCGGGGGCCAAGCCAGCCAAGAGCCATAGCCGACCAGGCCGACGCCGACGACGGCTAGGGCGGAACGGATGATCTCGGCCTGCATCGCTACCCCCAGACCTTCATCTCGAAATCCTCCGGGACCATGTCCTCGAGGGTCTCGCCCGCGGTGGCCAGGCCGACCGCCATGACGGCGGCGACGATGCCGTCGATCTTCTCGGCCGACCGATCCTTGGCCGGCATGAAGTTCAGGTTGCGGTCGAAGTGGACCACCACGTGGCCCGCCATCCAGCGCAGCACCGGGTGGCCGCCGTGGTCGAACAGCCCGGCGTAGACCAGCCGCTCGAAGTGCTTGGACGGTTCCGCGAAGGACGGGATGCCCTGGCGGTATTCCTTGAACAGCTCCACCGGCAGCTGCGCAGCCCCGTCGTACAGTCCCTCCGGGCGCGTCAGGTCGGTGTAGAGCTTGAGCGCGTTCCACTTGTCGTAGGCGATCTTCTGCACGTCGTAGTCGCGGCAGGCCTCCAGGATGGCCTGGCCGACCGCATTCTGGTCGACGTAGTCGTCGGGCGTGGTCTCCATGGCGCCGGCGGCGATGAACTTGTCGATCGGCGCGCCCTCGGCGACCCGGCGTTCCACCTGGTCTTCCGGAACCCAGAACCGGCTGAGCACCCGCCACTTCGGATCGTCGTCCGTAGGCGGAAACACCAGCACCAGCGCGGTCAGGTCCGTGGTGGCCGAGATGTCGAAGGCCAGGAAACATTTCCGGCCCTTCAGCGTCTCCGGGTACAGCTTCCAGCCGTCCTTGGAGGCGGCGCAGGCGTCCCACTTCTTGATCGGCAGCCAGCGGACCGCCTCGTCGGCCCAGATCCCAAGGTGGTAGCACTTGAAGGCCGCCAAGGCCCGCGGGTTGCCGATGGTCTTGCGGAACTCCTGCCGCAGGAAGTGCAGCGTTGGCGACAGACCGAGGCTCGGGTTGGCCTTGCGCCAGGTCGCCTCGTCGCCCGGATCGTCGTTCTCTCCCGCGGCGAAGATCACCACCAGGGTGGTCGGATCGTCCTTGCGGCCGTCCGCGATCTGGCGGCTCTCCTCGTATAGCTCCTCGCCGACGCTATGGCCGCCGGACTTGCGGCCAGCGGTGGAGGCGTAGAGCTCGATCGGCTGCAGTCTGCCGCCGGTGCCCTGCCGCAAGGTCTCGACGATGTCGAGGCTGCGCCACTCGTGCATCTCGTCGCCGACGATCACCGAGGGGCTCGGGCCGTGAAGGCCCGCGGTCGATCCGGAGAGGACCACGAACAGGGCGCTCAACGAGCGGACGAACAGCGACTTGGCGAACACCGAGATCTCGCCGGCCAGTTCCTTATTGGCCCGCACCATGGCCGCCATGCGGTTGAAGACGATGCGGGCTTGGCTTTCCTTGCGGGCGAAGGCGTAGCCCTCGCCCTGGCTCACCCCGTCGAGCGCGAAGAACAGCAGGGCCAGGGCGGCGAGGAACTCGGATTTCCCGTTCTTGCGGGGTATCCACATCATGATCCGCCGGAACAGGCGGATCTGGATCGTGGTCGCGGCGTGGGTGACCGGGTCGAGTATCTCGATCGGCAGCATCCAGCCAACCGAGAGGCGGACGACGATCTCCTGCCAGACGCCGAGCTTGAACGGCACGCCGGCGAAGCGGTCGACGGTCAGCGTGGCCCACTTCGGCCAGTCCGCCACCACGGCCTCGGCGAGCGGGTGATCGAACCAGGCGCCGGGCTGGCGCGCGGCGTTGTCCCAGGCGGTGCGGGCCCATTGGTAGGCTTCCTCACCGTCGACCGCCTTCAGCCAGTCGGGCCGGTCGGGCGCGAAGGCTTCGGCATGGCCGGCCCGCAGCGCGACCGCCGAGGCCTCGAGGTCCATCAGTGTGTCGAGGGCGGCGCCGGTGAACGCATCCCGGCCATGCTGCCCACCCGGCTCGGTTGCCCGACGTCGGGCGCGGGCTCGGTCGAAGGCGCGTCCTGGCCGGGCGCGGGAGCCTTGCGATCGTCCCCGAACAGGCCTGGGTTGCGGGCGGCCACCAGCGCCTGGTCCTTGAACAGGCCGTACATGTCGGCTGGCGTGAGACCGAACCGACCCGACAGCTCCGTGCAGTTCTGGAACGCCTGCTGACGGTCGAACACCTTGGGCCGCCGACGCTCCATCTTGCCGCCAGCAACGGTGTTGATGTTCTGACTGAAGCCCTTGGTGTGAAGGTCGTCGGTCACCTGCACCCATTCCTGGGCGTAGATGCAGAACTGGGCGAACAGGAACTCGCTTTCCAGCGGGAGGCGGTGCGTGCGCCGCAGCTCGGGGGCCAAGCGACGCCAGACGGCGGCCGCCGCCGCATACTTCGGGTCCTGCAACAGCGCCGGCAGATCGGCCGTCGCGCCCACCGCCGGCGACAGCAGCGCGGCGATCCGCACCTGTTCCAGCGCCGCCTTCTCCGCCTTCGACCGGCGCTTGCCGGGAAATCCCTTGGCCGCCTGATCGGGGTCGGGCGCCGGTCCACGCTCTCCCATGCCGCCCTCCCTCAAAAAAAATGTTTCGGCAAAAAAACTTGCGCGCAAAATTTTGTTGTTGCCCACCGGTCCAGTCGCTGAAGGCGCCAGGGATTTGACCCGCCCCCCCCTTACGCGGTCGGGTCGAGGGTCGGGCGGCCGAGGCGGCGGGCGAGGGCGTCGAGGGCGGCGTGACCCTGGTGTTCGAGGGCCTGCTTGAGCGCGTCGCAGGCGTCGCAGCTGGCCACCCACCATTCGGTCCGCCAGAACACGCCGCGATATCGGCGCTGCGGGTAGAGGTGGTCGACACGGGCGGTGGCGGTGACGCGGCACGGCCCGAAGGCCCCGGCGTCGCAATACTCACAGAGCGGATGCTCGCGCCGATAGGTCTTGGAGGCCTTGTCCCACGTCGAGGTGTAGCCGCGGGCGCGGGCGGACCCGCGATCCCGATCCACCTCACGCTTGCGGGCGGCAGGCGCGCCCATGTGCGCGGGCCGGTAGGTCGGCGGTCGCTTGGGCATGTCGGGTGGTCATACTCTTCCCATCGGGGTGAAGCGACGGGCCATCAGGCCTGAGCTTCACCGGGATCGGCCCGCCCCGCAGGGGCATGTCTTTCAAGGGCGCGTTGCCACTGAGCCGGTCGTCCCCGCCATCGAGATGGCGTTGCCGCTAAGAACAGGGGTGATTTGCCCCCGTTCGCAAGTGGAAAGTTCACGCCGCCGCCTGCGTCGGATCGACGTCGTCGCCGAGCGCCTCGACCTGATCGGGCTTCAGCGCCAATTCCGTCTGACGGCCGAACATGCTGATCAGCAGCCGCACGCGCCGCTCGCCGTCGACCCGCAGCACCGCGCCGATCCAGCCGCTGAACTGCCCGCCCGTGATGCGCGCCCGCCCGCCCTTGACCAGGGGCTTGCGCTGCCCGTCCTGAAGGGTCTTGTCGTACTGGCCCGCACCCTCGGCCTGCCGCAGCTCGGCCACGAACTGCGGGTCGATCCGCACCGGCGCGCCGTTCAGCGTCACCATCCGCGTCGCCCCATCGACCTCGTGCACCAGGTGCAGCAAATCGTCGGGCAGATCGGCGAACACATAGCCGCGGATCAACGGCCGGGTCTGCTTGTGCTTACGGCCCATGTGCCGGCGCCAGAAGGTCTCGGTCGGGACATAGGCGTCGACATGATGCTGCTTCAGCGCCTCGACCACGCGCGCCTCGGCTGCCGGCCGGGTCTGGATCGCCCGCCAGCTGGAGGCCCGGATGCGCCGCCACGTCGCCAGCCGGGCGGCGAACACCTCGGCCCGTTCGCGAACGCCGTCCGCCTCAATCGCCTTCGCCATCACGCCGCCCTCTCGTTCCGATCCCCGGGCGCGCGCACCGCGAGCCCATTCGATTTCAGCCAGGCCGCGGCGTTGCGGGTCAGCCAGTCGGCCGCCGTCCGCGTCGCGGGTTGCAGTGCGTGCGCCTCGCCGTCCCAGCCGCAGCGGTCCAGCCAGCTGGCCGCCCGCGCCTCGTCGAAGGCGGCGACGAACCCGGCGCGCAAATCCGGCGGACCCGGAAAGCCCGGCGACGCCGCGCCCGCGCCCATCGGCCCGGCCGAGGCCGCCGGCAGGAAGGCGCGATAGCGTTTCTCGGCCAGCCAGCGGTGCAGGCCGGGCGCGCCGTAGTCGCCCTTGCGGCAGTCGGGGTCGGCGGCGAAGGCGGTGACGGCGGCGAGCAGCCGGACCTCGCCGACCTCCATGGCCGCCGGGCCCCACGCCTCCGCCGCCAGCGGCCAGTTGGTGCGCTTCAGCCCGGAGGCCGGATAGATCGACCGGACCAGCTCGAACGGCGAAGCCGCGCGCCCGCCCGTCGAGAGTGCGTCAGCACTCTCGGGTTCAGTGGTAGTTCTAGATGGGGGTGCATCTGGTGCACCCATTGGGTGCATTTGCTGCACCCCTTGGGGTGCATCTGGCGCACCCTCAAAGGGTGCATCTGCTGCACCCTTTTGCGTCTCGGGTCCCTGCTCCAGCGGCAGCCGATAGACCGGGATGTTCCTGTTGAAGGGGGCCATCTGGCCGGTGCGGATGATGTGGCCGGCCGCCTCCAGCCGACGCAGCGCCTGCTGCACGGCGCGCTCCTTCAGCCCGGTCACCTCGGCCAGGGTGGTGACCTTGGGCCAGGCCTTGCCGTCGGCGTCGGCGAAGTCGGCCAGCTCGCGCAGCACGTTCTTGGCCGTGGCGTCGTTGCGGTCGAACACCTTCCACGCCCCGTCGATGAACTCGACCATGCGGACGACGCGCTTCTTGGACCAGGCGCGGGCTTCGGCGCTCATATGACCGCCTCGAGCGCACCACCCGCCAAATTGGCGGGTGGACCCTGGATTTCCCCAGCGGCGAAACCTTCACCACCCGCCACAATGGCGGGTGGCGGCATCCCGGCCGCCTCCAGCTGCGCCAGGTCGGCGCGGGACAGGTAGCTTTGCCGACCGCCGATCCCGGCCCCGTGGCGGCGCTCCAGATAGCGGTCCACCAGCCGCTTCAGGTGCGAGCCGTCGCCGGCCGAGGTCTGCACCCCGAGCGAAGGATCGACGATCTGCGAGGCCTGGCTGGCCTTCAGCCCCAACACCTCCATCATCGGCGGATCGGAGCCGTCGTCGGCGACCAGGAACAGCGCGGTCACCGGCTTGGTCTGGCCCTCGCGGTCGAGCCGGCCGATGCACTGGTGGTGGATGCCCGGGGACCAGTCGAGCTCGCCGAACACCATGGTCGAGCAGCGGGCCTGCAGCCCGTCGAGGCCCGCGCCCGACCGCAGCGACATGATCAGCACGTCGGTCTCCCCGGCCAGGAAAGCGTCCTTGGCCGCGTTCTTGCCGGCGGCGGTCTCCGAGCCCGTGTACAGCGCCGGCTTCAGGTCGCGCAGTTCCTGCAGCCAGGTCTCGTAGACGGCGCGATGCCAGCCGACGAGCACGATGGGCTCGCCGCCTTCGACCAGGATGCGGGCGATGGCGGCAACCGCCTTGGCCTTCGACACGCCGGTGGCGTGGCGGACGCGAAGGTCGAGCATGCGCACCGCCTCGCCGCGCTGCAGCGGCGCGCCCGTGGTCGCCCGCACCGCCAGCTCGTGGGCCAGGTCGTCGATTGAGCGCAGCTCGACCCCGTCGTGGTCGACCACGTCGACGATGCGGTTCACCGCCGGGAGCTGCTGGCCGATGTCGGCCTTGGTCCGGCGCAAGAACACCCGCTGTTCGCGCAGATAGGTCCCAAGCGCCTTCGGGTCCTTGACCTGGCCGCCGGAGCACCATTCGCGGTTGAAGTTCTCCGAGGTGTCCAGCACGCCAGGCGCGACGAAGCCGAGCACCGCATGCACCTCGGCCCCGTAGTTGTAGATCGGCGTCGCCGACAGCCCTAGCCGCCGCAGGGCCGCCCGCGACAGCTTATAGGCGGCCTTGCCTTTGTCAGTGTCCCGCCCGTGGCGCAGATCCTGGATCTCGTCGAAGGCGACCAGGCCGACCCCGATGGCGTCGAACAGGTCCGACCAGCCGGCCAGCTGGCTGTAGCGGAACACCCGCACGTCTGCGCCCGGCAGGGTGTAGGGCCTGGTCGTCCGGACGGCGTGGGCGGTCAGGGTGGTGTAGGTCTCGATCACCTCGCACCACTGCTTCTGCAGGTGGGCGTGGCAGACCACCACGCCAGGTAGGGCGCCGGGCTTCAGCATGGCCGCGCAGGTCGTATAGGTCTTGCCGAGGCCGACCTCGTCGCCGAGCAGCAGCCCGCCGGTCAGGCTGAGCAGCTCCACCGCCTGGGCCTGATAGGGCCGCACGACGAAGCCCTCGCGCAGGCCGGCCAAGGGCGGCGCCCGATAGCCCTCGGCGAACAGTTGCGCCATCGCCGCCTGGCCACGCTCGTACTCGACCCGCATCCGCCGCAGCCGCATGCGGTCGGCGGGGGCGAGCTCCAGCGGGAAACGGTTGGTGAACCAGTCGAGGTCGGTGGCGACCTCCGGCGTATCCGGGAACACAAACGGCGGATCGGCCGTGCGCGGGATCTTCGGGAACAGGGCCTTGAGCCGGATGACCACATGCGGCTCGACCTCGGTGATCGCCCACTTGCCGGCCTGAAACGCCAGCGCGCCGAAGGTGCGTCCGCTCAAAGCCACGCCCTCCCCAGGCTGACGAACAGCACCGGCTTGCCGTTAAGCGCGGCCGGCACGGTCATGGCCAGGTTGGAGGCGAGGATGATCGCCTCGACGCCGTCGTGTTCGGCATAGCGGCCGAGCTGGCGCAGCACCGTCTCCGGGCGATTGCCGGGCCGCTTCAGCTTCACCTCGACCACGATCCGCCCGTCGATCACGAAGTCGGGGCGGTCGGCCGGCGAAAGCCGGACCTCGCGTTCGATCAGCACACCCGGGGCCAGGACGCGCCTCAGGTAACCGTCGAGCTCGACGTGAGTTGTCGTCTCGCGGGTGAGGCTGCAGCGCGCCATGGCGATGTGACGCGCGACGCCTTGGACGGTCAGGCGAACGGCGTTCGTCATTTTCCGCCGAGCTCCGGCGCATAAATCCGGCCTTCGGCACGGGCCGCGCCCAGGCGCTCGACCAGGTCGCGCATGCGCGGCTCGCCAAAGCGCCGGCAGCCCTCTCGCCAGATTGCGAACAAGGGAAGCACCGCGGGAACGCCATCTCGCGCGATCAACCGCAGCTGCCAGTTGTAGCGACAGGCGATCCCCGGATCGACGCCGGCCGCCAGGGCCGCGCCGGTGACGGGATAGGACTTGCTGTCGGCGGCGATCATGCTTCACCTCGGGGTTCGGACTCGGCCAGGGCGAGACGCCGGGCGTCTTGGTGGAAGGCCGCGCCGCAGCTGCGCAGCTGGTGTTCGGTGAAGCCGAGCCGCTCGGCGGCGGCGAGCCACTGCCGCCGCGCCACCCGCCATTCCAGGCAGGCGTGCGGCGCGGCCTCGGCGCTGGGCACGAGCGGGGCCATGGCCAAGGCCAGCGCCAACAGGGCCGTCAGGTCGGGATCGGGCCGATTGCTCATCGGACCGCCCGCAGTGCGGGGGTGGAAACCCAGATGAAGCGCGGCGGGTCACACCGCTGGCAGGTTGGGTAGCGTCCCAACCTCACGGCGACAAAGCCTTCGTCGTCGAAAGCGCCGGGCCCATACTTCAGGCCGCACCGCGCCCGAAATCCGTGTTCGCTTCGCACCAGATAGTGGACGCGCCGCTTGCCGGCGCCCCACAATACCCACCCCTCACGGAAGAACGACCGACTGAGCGGCGCAGCAATCGCAAGCGCCGGCGGCCCTTGGACGGTGTCGCGGCCGGTCATGGCTTCACCCGCAGCCCGCCGCTGCCGCAATTGGGAGGCTGAGGCGGCGGCCGCTGTTCGAAAAACCGGGCGTCAGGGCCGCAGCGGGCGCCGACCCATGGGAACGACCCCCGCTCATGACGGGCCGAGCGAAACTCGTTCAAGACGCCCTGCACCACATCGACAGTCGTCCGGCGCGAGCATGTCCCTGGGACGGGGTACTTTGCCCAGTAGTGGCGACAGTCGATGCAATATTTGGTCTCGACGGCGGACCCGCTCATAACCCCCTCCCGTTCAGCTTGAGCATCGCGCACAGCAGCGCCAGGGCGGCCGAGGCCTCATGTTCCCCCGTCGCCAGGGTTTCCTGGCCGCGGAGCAGCACGGCGCCGTAGAGCGGCTCGAGCGCCGTCGCCCGGCCCCGCGCCACGATCCAGTTGAGGCCTGGCCGTACGGCCTCGACCAGGTCGAGCGCGGCCTGCAGGTCGGCGGTGTAGGCGGGCAGAGGCTCCGACGGTTCGTATTGCTCGAAGCTCGATTGCCGCCACGGGCGACCGTGTCGCCAGGCGAACACCTTCAGGTCGAGCGCCCGGCCGGGCGCGGCGGCCACGAACAGTTCGGCGAACAGGCTGTCGGAGCCGACCGCGTTCACGCCGCCACCTCGCCGCGCTCGGCGTCCGCCGCCTCATCCGGCAGCGGCCGGTCCCCCAGGGCGTCGAACAGGGTCGGGGTGGAGAGGAACCGGCTGGCCCCCTCGAGGTGGCGGCAGGCGTCGGTCCAATAGGTCGGGTTCAGCTCCACCGCCGCGCCCTGCCGGCCCAGGTGCAGGGCGCAATAGGGCACGGTGCCCAGCCCGCCGAACGGGTCGAACACCAGCTCGCCCGGCTGGCTGAACTGCGAGATCAGCCGGTTGACGATGTCGAAGGGCAGCGGGCAGAGATGCTTTTCCGCCCCGTCCGCCGCCTGGATGGTGTTGAGCGAGCGCATCTGCGCCACGTCGGTCCACACCTCCGGATGCCAACTGTGCGGCGGCAGCAGCATGAAGTCGGGCGGCAACCGCCCCGCTGCGGCCAACTGTTCGCCGATGGCGACGTGGAACTCGAAGTCGTAGACCTGGGAGAGGTTGAACGCCTTCCACAGCCGGTAGACCTGCACCGCCTCGATGGTCGCCCATTCCTCCGGCGCCAGGAACCGGTCGCCGTTCGAGCGCATCAGGTGGTGGGCGTCGATCTGCCAGCGCGCCCGCGAATAGCCGGTCCCCGCCACCGGCGTGATCTCCCCGGCCTGCTCGCGCTTGCGGTCGTAGGCCACCCGCCGCCCGGCCTGGTCGACGTACTCGGGGCGCGGCTTGACCACGGGATCGTCGGCATAGCCGTTGGAGCTGTCCGACGGCGGCCGGCGGAAGATCAGCACCTTCTCCGGCAGGCCCGCGCCCATGCGGGTGCCGTCCTTCAGCTGCTCGGTGTGGCCCAGCCGATAGGTCTGGTTGTTCTCCCGCACCACGTCGGTCAGGTTGGTCTTCTCGCCGAGGTAGGCGAAGCCGGCGTCGCGCATGGCCCGGCGCACATCGTCCGCGAACGGATAGACCGTCTGGAACCCTAGGCCGGTCAGGCCGCCGGGGGTGATCCGGTCCTTGACGTGGATCGCCGCCACCCGCCCCGGCTTCAGCACCCGCAGCAGCTGCGGCAGCAAAAAACCCATCTGCTGGAAGAAGTGCGGGTTGTCGTCGGTGTGGCCGAAGTCGGCGTAGTTGGGCGAATACTCGTACTGGGTGGAGAACGGGATCGAGGTGACGATCAGGTCGACGCTGCCCGAGGCCATCCGCCGCGCCTCCATTACGCAGTCGTTGTGCACCATCGACCAGCCGAGCCCGGTCGCCTCGACCCGCTCCACCCCCATGGCCCGGGTCAGGGCCGACGCCATCGCCTCGGCCGCCAGGCCGTATTCCTTGATGATCGCGCTCATCTTGGCCGCCATCTCCTCGTGCTGTTTCCACTTGCGCATCAGCACCTCCAGCACGGCCCGCTCGCTCTCGGCGTAGATCAGGTGGATCTCGACCGGGTGCGGCTGCAGGAACCGCTGGATGCGGTGGATGGCCTGGATGAAGTCGTTGAACTTGAAGCCGATGCCGACGAACACGGCCTTGTGGCAGTGGCGCTGGAAGTTGCAGCCCGACCCAGCCAGCACCGGCTTGGCCGCCAGGTACTGCATCCACCCCTCGGAGAAGCCGATGATCGCGGCCTCGCGCAGCTCCAGGTCCTGGGTCCCGTAGACGGTGGCGGCGGTGGGCACGGCGGCCTCGATCGCCGCGCGCTCGGCCTCCAGGTCGTGCCAGATCAGATAGTGGCTGTCCGGATCGTCCTCGAGGATGGATTTCATCCGCGCCACCCGGTCGGCCAGGGTGTCGCGCTTCTCCCGCGCCGCCTCGATGATCCCGGCCGAGGCCTCGCGGAACATCCGGTGCTGCCCCGACTTCTCCACCCCGGCCTGCCGATGGTCGACGCCCAGCTGGTGGTGGTGGACCTTCAGCTCGGGCAGATCGTAGCCCTCGTCGGAGAAGCCGAGGTCGGACGGCCGCTGCAGGAACATCCCCCACGACGCGCACCACAGCCAGAACTCCCGCTCCTTGTGCGGGTGCAGCACCAGCTGGTCGGCCTTCTCCGAATTGCGGCGGAAGAACCGGGTCTTGGCCTGGCCGACGTCCATCACCTCGAGGAAGGCCGAATAGGCCAAAAGCTCGATCAGGTCGTTCGGCGAAGGCGTGGCCGTGGCCACGAACTTGAACCGCACGCCCTCGAACAGCCGCATGAACTCGCGGAAGGTCTTCGACCCCCCGAACCCCCGCAGGCACGACGCCTCGTCCAGGCTGACCGCGTCGAAGCGGCGCGGGTCCATCTTGCCGTCACGGATGGTCTCGTAGTTGGTCAGGTAGAGGTCGGCCCCGAAGGCCTCCTCGAACCGGCGGATGAACTTGGTGGTCAGGCCCAGCATCGCCGCGTCGCGGGCGAACTCCTGGCGCACCCCGAGCGGGCAGACCACGAGGGCGCGAGGGATCATCTTCCCGGCGTCGGCAACATGATCGGCCGCCAGCCGCTCGCACACCAGCCGCAGCGCCTCGATCTGGATCACCGACTTGCCGAGGCCGAAGGCGGCGAAGATCGCCCGCCGCCCCCCCGCCACCGCCCAGCGCACCACGGCGCGCTGATGCGGCTTCAGGATCGGGTTGACCTCATGCTCCTCGACCGCGAACCCGCCCGCGGCGGCGATCACCACCTTGGCGCGCAGGAAGTCGAGGTAGTCGTCCGCCCCGAAGTCGGGCGCCGCGATCTCGGCGACGGGCACGGCGCTCATCGGCGCACCTGCCCGCTCGCGCGGAAGAGCCCCAGCGGCCGCCACATCCGGCGGCGCCGACCAAGCACCGGCAAGAGGGCTCCGGTCCAGGGCCGTTGGCGCCGGATGGAGGCTAACCGCAAAACCGAACAGCGCGCGGAGGCGAAGGCGCAACGCCGGCAATAGACGTACTCTTCGTCCCTCCAGTGGTCCCCGCCGGTAACCCAGACCTGGTCGCCTTGCGGGATGAAGTCCGCGCACCCGCCGCAGAAGTCTTCACCGCCCGCCGACTCGGCCGCCAAGGCCATGCCGTCGCTCTCCAGCCACGCCGACGCCCGGCGGGTTTTGCGCGCCGGGATCACGTCTGCACCGCAGCGATGGCCGCCCACGCCGCCGCGACCACGACGAGACAGTGGTCGAGCTGAGCCTCGGACGGATGCGGGCGCGGTCTGCGACCCCGCCAGTTGTGTATCCGGCGTAACGCCAACTCCTCAGACCGCCACAGCGCGTAGGCCGCCGCGTCGAGATCCGGGCCCAGGTCGAGCGCCACCTTGGCGGCGGCGACGTAGGGTCGGCGCGCATCGGGCGAGAGCCTATCCCAGGTCATGGGATCGATGCTTTCCGGCGCCGGATGCAGCTCGAACACCGCGCGCGCCCCGGCATAGAGCCGCCGCATCGGCAGGATGTCCGGCGCCGGGCTCACGCCTCACCCCCGATCATCCGGGTCGCCAGCCCGACCTTCTCCGACGTGGCGTTGAACTTGGCGACCACGGCCGCTCCGAGGTCGATATCCTCGATCGCGGCGACCAGCGCGCAATCCTGGAGCAGGCCGTCGAGCGCGGCGCCGATCTGGACCGATGAGGCGCCCCAGATGACCCAGCTGCTGACCAGCCCGCAGCCCCTCGTCAGTTGCAGGCCGGCTGAGGTCAGGGGCGGAGCAGCCGCCGAACCCAGCACGACCTTGAACGGCCCCTCGCCGAGGGTAGCTCCGCGGAAGTCCAGGTCGAGGCTCATCGCCACCAGGTCGACGCAGATCACCACGTCGGCGAGCTCGCTCGCGAGATCCTCGACCGTCGCGCGCGCCCCGCGGATGCCGAGACGCTCCCGCGACAGCTTCTTGATGACGTTGCAGGCTTCGCCGACTTCGCCGGCCAGCTCGTTGGCGCGATAGACCACGTCGATACCGGCCGCCTTGTCCCACTCCGCTTGGCGGGCGAGGTTGGCGGTGCGCAGGGCGGAAAGGGAGAGGCTCATGCCTCGACCTCCCCGCAGCCACGGCCCCGGCGGCCCTTGTCGGCAGGGTCGGTGAAGGCGCGCCAGTGCACCCAGCCGCGCGGACAATGGAATCCCCAGGCGCGCAGGCGCGGGCCGGTGACGAACAGGGTCCAGCACGCCTCGCCGTCGATCAGCTCCAGCCGATGCGCCGCCCACGGGCTGCGCAGCTTGAGCGCCCCGGCCGCGCGCTCGGTCCGCCGCGCCACCCCGCCGGCGGCGATCACATGCTCCACGTAGCGACCGGCCAGGATCAGCGAGGCGTTGAACCAGGGATGGTCGTGCAGGGCCCGGTCGTCGTCCGAGCGCAGGATGCGGTGGACATAGATGTTGAACAGGCCGTTGCGCGGGATCAGCCACCAGCGTTCCAGATAGGGCGACCCGGCCTCGCCGATCACGAAGTCGGGCCGCCGCGCACCGACGGTCAGCTCGACCAGGCGGTTGAACAGGGCGGCCACCAGCCACGGCCACAACCGGCCCAGCCGGCCGCACGCGGCGACCACCAGGTCGGTGAGCGCCAGCACCGGCCAGTAGGGCCAGCAGGCGGCGACCAGCAGGCAGGCGCCAGGATCGCGCTCGGCCGCCTCGACATGGTCATGCATCAACCAGGCGACGGCGGCCGTGGCCCACAGCCACGCGAAGGCGATCCAGCCAAGGGTTTCGAGCGGGCTCAAAGGTCGCCCTCCCAGCCCCGGGGCGCGGTGAACCCGGCCGCATGTTGGTGACCGCCTCCGCCGTAAGCCGCCGCGACCGCTGAGACGTCGATTCCACCGTCCGCCTGGGACCTCAGCGAGAACACCCGCTTGCCTTCGGCGTTGTCGTAGTAGCAGGCGCCGAACGGCTGGCCTTTGGCCAGCGCATTGGCCCCGTCCGAGGACAGGGTGTAGGGCAGGTTCGCCACCCGCACGCGATACCCGCCGATGACCATCTCGCGGGTGCAGAGCCGGAGCAGCTCGGCGATGTCCTTGTGATGCTTCCGCTCGATGGCCTCGCCTTCGAGGACGACGTCGTCAGGGATCAGGGCGAGCTGGTTCGCCAGGGCGTCCCACTGCCGGAAGCTGTAGTCGTGGCTGAAGATGGCCGCCGCGATCTCGCGGGTGTTGGGCAGCTCGAACCGCCAGAGATCACGGTCTTGGACGTGCAGCGCCAGTCGAGGAATCGGCTCGCCGGGGTGAGCGTATTCCCAGGCCAGCACTGCACCCGACTTCTCCATGTCGAAGTGGGCCTGGATCGGATAGGGGCCGGACAGCCCGTCCAAGCCCTCGTCCACGTAGGTTTCGGGCGAGCGGTAGAAGAATTGGACCTTGAATGGCGCGAGATCTGCCTCGGCCGTCTTGTGGTGATCGAGAATGGTGATGCTCGCGGCCGAGCGCCCCATCTCCTGAAGCACCGGCCGCTTGTAGGAGAAGTCGACGATCAGCACGTGCTTGCCGGCCACATCCGGCGGCGCCTGGCCGTAGACGCCGGGTACGAACTCGACGTCGGGCCAACGCTTCCAGATCGCCCAGGCGGCGGTGAAGCCGTCCTGGCAGGGCGCGTGGTAGATGCAGATGTCCGGCCTCATGCGGCGACCTTTTGCGGTTGGGTTTCGGGGAAGTTGGCGCGCAGCAGGGCGATGGCCGGCGGCGGCGAGACCATGTTGCCGACCATGCGGGTGACCGCGGTCTTGGTGACGCGAACGCCGTTCGCGTCGAAGCCCAGCACGTAGCTCTTGGGCACGCCCATGGCGGCGGCCAGCTCCGTCTCCGGGTCCAGCATCCGCATGCCGATGTCGACGATGCGGAAGGCCACGCCCTTGACCATGACCAGGCCGAAGCGCGAACGGCTGGTCACCGTGCCGAGCGGATCGGCCAGATCCTGGGCTGTGGCGGCGCCGTAGTATTTGACCAGGAACGCCCGCAGCCCCTCGTCCCGTCCGAACGGCTGCGCCATCGGCAGGTCGGTCGCGAGCGTGGCCTCCAGCAGCGCCTGGTGCTGGCCGCCGGCGGTCAGGGTGTACAGCGGGTCCTCGACCGCGCCCGCGCCCTGATTGGAGCCTCGCATCTGTGAGAGCTGGGCTGCGACCAGCCGCTGGGTGCAGCCCTTGGCGACGATGGTGGACACGGCGTCTCGGGCGTCATGGCCGACCAAGCCGGTGTTGGCCTGCTCCATGAAGGCCATCGCCAGGCAGGAATCGTTCTTGGCGGTCATGGTCGGATAGGCGTCGCGAAGATCGCGCGGTTCGGTCTCGCCCAGTCGCCCGCCGCAGCCCGTCAGGATCGCCGTCGCCACGCCGAGGCCGCCGCCGCTGGTCATCGTGCGCAGCGGATCCTCGGCCGAGTTGGCTCCGGCGAACTTGGCCCCACTCATGTCGGTGCGGATCATGGCCGGCGCGATCAGGGCATGGTGGGCGTGGCCGGTGACGGCCGACAGCGGCTCGCCGGGACCCCGCGCATCGGACCGCCCGCGCATCTCCTCGACCAGCGGCGACAGCAACGCAAACTCGCCCCGGTGCGCCGTGGTCACCACCCGCAGCGGGTCGTTGATGTCGTGGACCCGGTCGTCGCCGCGGTGGGTCACCGGCACGATGAACGGGTCGGCGGCGGCGATGGTGTAACGAAACAGGCCCTTGGCGATGCGCCGCAGGGTCGCCTCCTCCAGCGGCCGCTTGACCCTGAGCGCCCTCGCCTCCTCCGGGGTCAGGAAGATCGACGGGCACGGCCGCGCCCAGTCGATGATCGAGGCCGCCGAGCGGTAGGCCGGCAGGCCGCGCCGCTCGGCCTGGTCGCGCGGCGCATGGCTCGGCGCCGGCCAGACGATGGGCCGGCCGTCGCAGCGGGCGATCAGGAACAGCCGCTTGCGGATGGTGGGCGCGCCATAGTCCGCCGCCGACAGGATCCTCCACTCGACCACATAGCCGAGCGCCTCCAGCCGGCCCTTCCAGCGGGCGAAGGTCTCGCCCTTGCGCGCCGGGTCGGGGATCATCTTGCCGTCGGCCCGCGCAATCACCGGGCCCCAGGTCAGGAAGGCCTCGACGTTCTCCAGCATGATCACCCGCGGCCGGCGGAACCTGGCCCACGGGATCGCCGCCCAGGCCAGCGCCCGGATGCTCTCCGACACCGGGGCCGAACCCTTGGCCGGCGAGAAGTGGCGGCAGTCGGGCGACAGCCACAGCAGCCGCACCGGCCGGCCGGGCACGACGATCCGGCAGTCGGTGTCCATCACGTCGGCGCAATGGGTCTCGGCCCGCGGGAAATTGACCTGATGCACGCTGCAGGCCAGCGGCCAGTGGTTCAGCGCCGCGTCCGGCTCCTTGCCCAGCGCCTCTTCGATCGCGATCGACGACCCGCCGCCGCCCGCGAACAGCACCACGTCGGCCTCGGCCGCGCCCGGAACGACGATGGGGTCGGAGGACCTACGCATCGCGTCGCTCCGCCAGCCGGTAGACCTTGCGCTCGGCGCCATCAGACCAGCGCCCCGCGGTGGGCGCAGGCAAGGACTCGACGACCCCCGCCTCCAGCAGCTTCCAGATCGTCGCGCAGATGGAGCCGAAGGCCGCCGGTCGGCCCCGGGCGCGGTTCACCTGCTCCCAGATGGCGCGCCTTCCCAGCACCCCCCCCCGGCGAAGAGCCCGGACGATCAGGTCCGAGATCGTCGCGCTTGGCCTGGCCGGCGGCGGGGCGATCGGCATCCCGATGGACGCAGCGGGATGTTCGAGGGCCAGGATCGCCCTGCGTTGAGCCGGGTCGATCCGATATCCCTCACCCCAGACCGTCTCGATCTCGACGCCGAAGGGCCGCAACTTCTTGCGAAGCTTGGAGATCAGGACGTTGAAGACCTTATCCTGCGGCGCCCCCGCCGCGCCGGCCTCCAGCTCCCGCAGGGCCATGTAACCGGCCAAGGTGAGCTGGGTTCGCGAAAGCAGGAGCCGGCAGATTTGGCGCTCGGCGGCGGTCAGACGCCAGGCCCGCGGCAGCTCGAGCGGCTCGGCCGGCTCGCCGCCGAACGCGCCGCGTAGCTGGCGCACGGCCTCCTCCGCCTCTTCGGCGCGCTCGCGATAGGCTCGGCAGTGGGGACAGACTTGGCCGACCAAGATCATCGGGCGGCCTCATGATCGCCGCGCCAGCTCCAGGCCTTCGCCGTCAAGGCGACGCCGGTGCGCCAGGCCCGCCCGATCACCGCGTTGCGGGAGCAGCCGATCCGCCGGGCGATGGCGCTGGCCGATAAATCCTCCCGCGCCGCCGCTACAAGCGCGGCCTGTCGCTCCGGGGTCCAGAACGTGTCCTTCATCCGTCCACGTCCGCGCGGTAGCTGGGTTTGGGGGCGCTTTCGTCCAGGCCCTCGCCGACCAGCGCGGCGAGGAAGGCGATGCGGGGCCGCAGCGCGTCGCGCTTGGCCGAGGTGCTGCGGAACCAGCTGTCGACCACGGACAGCAGCTCGGTCGCCGCCGCCTGGACGTCGTCGGCCTCCACCGGACAGCGAACGGCGTTCGCGCCCTTCCAGGCCCGGACCAGATCGGCGACCGTGGCCAAGCCTTCGGCGGCCCGCTTCGACTGCAGCTCGAACTGCCGCCAGGCGCGGCGCGCGAACGGGCTCATGGCCGGGCCCCGGCCTTTGGGTCCGCCCCCGCCGCCCTGGCCTCGACGATCAGCGCCGAGGCGTCCTCGACGCAGAGGTCGCAGATCATCAGCGATGTTCGGCCCTTGATCAGGAAAGCGACCTCGTCGGCCCGGGCCCGGCAGAAGGCGCAGCACAGGTGCGGGGCGGTCATGCCGACCACTCCGGTCCGGCCATCCGCCGCAGTTCGGCCTCGATCGCCGGCAGCTGCAGGTTCAGGAACTCGAAGGCGTCGGCGAGCATGGCCGCGCCGGCCGAGGCCTTGCGCGCGCCCCCCTCCTCGACGGTGAGGCCGACAGGCTGGCTGGCCACCTCGGCGATCAGGGCGCTGATGGTCATGCTGCGCTGCATGAACAGCACGGCCTGGCGCATGCACTCGGCCACCAGAGCCGGATCGCCCGAGCCCGCCGGGGCGACGGGCGCCACGGCCTCCGCCGGCCGCAGTTGGACGACGACCCCGCTCACGGCCGCCCCCCGAAATTCAACCCCTTGGAGAGTCCACGATACGGCTGCAACCGGGGAGGCCAAGCTTGGCCGCAATCCACGGGGAGGGACACGATGCGGGACAGCGACCGAGTTGAGCCGGATGCCGAGACGCGGACACGGGAGACCGCCCTGTTGGGCTGCGTGCTGATCCTGTCCATGGCCGATTTCCGCATGGCCAGCGGCATGGACGTGGACGGTTCGGCGACGGTGGCGCACGTAGTCGGGCGGGTCGGCGAGTTCGCCCGCATCGCCCCCCTGGTCCGCTTCCGCGACAGCGCCGCCGCCGACGATCCGGCCGCGGCCTCGCTGACCGCCCTGCACGGCGAGCTGCGGCGGCTGCAACCGCTGATGTCGCGGCTGGCCCGCCCGGCGGTGTGACGCGCGGCCATCACTCGGCCCTCGCGGCGGCGAGGACGGCCTCAGCGCCGGGTCGCCCGGAAAGCTTGGGCGGATAGTGGTCGGCGGCGGAGATTTCTCCGCCCGTCAGGTCGTCCTGGATCCTTTCCATGACGGCCTCGCTGGGCACTTGGCGTCGCGGGTCGCCGAACGGCAGCAGATAGCGGCTGAACTGCATCCGGCTGACACCGACGATCACGGCGGCCTGGGCGGGCTTCATCCCGCGCCGGAACATCCAGTGCGCGAGCGGCGGGAGGGCCAATTCATCGGGCGGGGCTTGCATCGACGGGTTCCAAAACTGCGTCGATGCCAAAGAGCGAACTGATTTGGTTCGATTTGCAACCCATTTTGGTGCTAGTGCATTTCGCACCATGTTGGCGCTCGCCGAGCACACCAGTGCGGTGTTTCGTCCGCCTATGACCGCGGACGAAGCCACGCAGGCCGAAGATGAACTGCTAGGGCGCGCCCTTCGCGCCCTGCGGATGCGTCATGGCATGAGCCAGCCCGAGGCTGCGGAAGCCTACGGTTGCGAGCCGACGAGCTGGCGACGATACGAAAAGGGGGAGCGCCATCTTTCCTACGACCAACTCAAGAAGCTGGCCGCGGCGGTTGGCGCGACTCGCGAGGAATTGCTCGAAGAGCGGAACCGGATCGAAGTCGGCGCGGGACGCCAGCCACTCGCAGTAAACGAAGATGCGCGTCCATTTTTGGGGCCCGCGCCAAAGGGCCATCCCCGGCGTCAGATGGTCATTACCCTTCCCGAAGGCGATGCAACGATCAGCTTTCCAGCCAACATGGCCGAAGCGAGCCGTAAGCAGCTGGCCGCCTATCTCGCCATCTTCATGAACGGCTTAGCCGCGCCCGGATCTTAGCTACATCTTGGACGCGCCCGGGTGAAGCGCCTCGCCGGCCTGCTTGATTCGCGCCGAGAGCACGCCGTCGGTGTAAAGCACAAGCATGCCGTTCATATTGAGCCAAGGCGCATCCAGGACAATTGAAGCATCGCCCTTACGCCAGACCAACGATCGGTGGGGGAGGGTGACACCCAGGCCATTTTGGGTTGTGTCGCGGGCGTCCACCACAGGCGGACCGAACTTGTCCCGAAGACCCGTCTCAATATCGCCGAGCGCGGCGATCTGGGCGACAAGCTCAATCGAATAGAGCCTGCCATCGAGGAATTGATACGTTGCCCCGGTGATTTCGTTGTCGCCGATCCGCATATTGGTCCGGAAGTCCATAGTCCCGGCGCCAATCTTGACCTTTTCGGCGTAGATGCACGCGATGACGCCAGCAGACTTCTCCGCGTCGGTCAGATGGGCCCAAGTCGCCCCTGGAAATTCATCCGTGCACACGGGCCTCGCGGGTCCCATAAGCTGAGGTGGCGCGGGGAGCGCCTTCCACTCAGGAAGGCTCATGCCTAATTCAGATCCGCGGAAGTCGAAGCCATCTGCCGCCGCGGCGGAGCCAGGCAGCGCAATAAGCAGCATCGCAATGTAGGCCAGCCCCCTCAACATCAACGCTCCCAGCTTGGGCCACGCCGCCGCTATGGGGCGCAGCACCGGCAATCTTCCATTCCCTCGCGCAACGCGACAGACCCAGATCGGTTCGGTCCACCCGCCAATGATGACCGCTTGAACTAATTTGGTTCGTTTGTCGCTTGACCGACGAACCATTTTGGTTTCCCCTGCCGGGGCAGTCGCTGCTTCGCGGCGACCGGAGGGGAGACGTCAATGCCGCAAACCCAGCATCTCCAGATCGTCGCCGTCGGCGGCGTGCAGCTCGGGGCCCATAGGCCCCGGCCCTGCCCGGCCGAGGACGCCGTCGAGGAGACCCTGCGCAAGCTGCGGGCCGTCCTGGCCGAAGAGCCGGCGAACCGCGGCCCCGTCCTCCCCGCCTTTCGCGAACCCCTGACCGCTGACCAGCGCCGGGCCGAGGTGGCCTGGATGCGCCTGTGCCTGATCGGGCCGCCACCGATCGTCGCCGTCGAGCCCCGCCGCCACGGCGACCGGCGCCGCATGGCCAAGGCGATGCTCAAGCTGTGGAGGGAGTTTTGAACCGCTTCAGTTTCGTGGAGCGCCGGGGGCCGCCGGCGCTTCGGCCTGTGTCGCTTTTCGCAGCAGATCCTCGGCAAGCAATCGGGCTTGAGCGGGCGTCAACACCAGTTGCTCAACTGCGTGAGTTCCTCGCAGCATGTCTTCCGGCGTTCGGAAGAACTGCAGCTGAAGGCCGATCGCCACCTCGGCCATCAGCGCGATTTCCCAACCTCCGACCGGACACAACGCCACGTCTCCGTTCGGATGTAGCCGCCAGTTCAACCCCGCCATCGTCGTCTCCCGCCGCCGTCGGCCCGGAGCCTAAGCCCGCCGCCGGGGCGCGGCCAGCACGCCGGGTGCGGCCATGACCCCGTTCATCCGCGACGTGTCCAGCGCCGCCTATGGCGTGGCCGAGCCCTGGGCCAGCACCGGCCCCCGCGCCGAGCGGCTGCATTCCCTCGCCGACCTGGCCGTGCGGGTCGAGGCCCTGCGCCGCGGCCGCCGGCTGGGCGGCTGGCGCGGCGCCCGCTTCGTCTGGGGGCCTGAGCCCAGCGAGCAACGCCGCAAGCTCGAGGTCGACGTGCTGCAATGCGACGGCAAGGTCGCCATCACCCTCAGCCTGCTGGTCCAGGGCGAAACCCTCGACCAGGTCCGCGCCGCCATCGAAGCCGCCGCGCCCAAGGCGGAGGCCGCAGCATGACCGAGCACGCCAAGCCCACGAAGTCTCATCCCGTCCACTTCCTAGCCGGCCTTGGTGTCACCTCCTGCGGTGCTCGCGTGGCCGTACGGCTCAACATCACGGGTGATCAAGACACGGTGACGTGCCCGAAGTGCCGGGCCGCCATCGCCCGCGCGGATGCCCGGTCATGATGGCCGAGCCGAACTACGACGCCGAGATGCGGCTGCCGCCGGGCAAGACCTGCGCCGACTGCGTCCACGGGCCCCGCTGCGAGGCCCTGTTCGCCGCCGTCCGCCGCAAACAGGCCTCCTGCGACTGGTGGCCGAGCCGCTTCCGGCCCGCCGCCCCCGCGACGGCGGCCGCGACATGATCGGCCGCCCTGACCTCCCACGGCTCAGACTGGCCAAGACGGGCGAGCGCGAGCTGCGGCTCCCCGCGGGCAGAACCTGCGCCGATTGCATCCACACGCCGATCTGCGACGGCCTGTTCGACACGCCGGCCAGCGGACGCACGACCTGTGGCTGGCGGCCCTACGGCTTCGTCGATCGCAACGACTGCGACGCGGTCCTGACCATTCCCGGCCCGATCACCGCCGCGCAGGACGCGGCCATCCGGGCGGCTTGGCCGGCTCCGCCCACCGGCCCCCGCCACCCCAGCGTCGAGATGCTGTTCGGCTTCGCCTGCGGCCTGCTCAGCGGCCTGCCGGTCGGCATCGTCGGCACGCTGGTCTTTCTCGCCTTGCATCGGAGCTGATCCCCGTGAGCCAACCCCTGCCCATCTCGGCCAACGTCAACGCCGACCTGCTGCGCGCCCTCGACGCGCCCGAACACCCGACCGAGCCCGCCGCCCTGGCCGAGGCCTTGGGCCGCCCTGCCAAGCACATGGGCCGCACACTCGACCGGCTGGCCGAGGACGCGCTGATCGACCGCGCCACCCTGGACCTGACCCCCGCCGGCCGCCGCGCCCGCCAGGGCCTCGACTTGGCCGAAGGGTTGATCGAGGCCGACGTCAGCAAGGTCCCGCTGCGCCACGCCGACCTGACCCCCAACCCTGACAACCTGCGCACCTCCGCCGACCCGGCCGCGATCGCCAGCCTGGCCGACACCATGATCGACGAGGGCCAGCCGTTGCAGGATCTGGTCTGCACCACCCCCGACGCGAACGGCGTTCGCCTGATCCTGATCGGCGAGCGGCGCTGGCGCGCCTGGGGCCTCTTGATCGAGCGCGGAGACTGGCCCGCCGACAAGGCGTTGATGGTGCGCCAACGGCCCGACCGCCCCGGCCTGATCGAAGAGCTGTCGCTGATCGAGAACGGCCAGCGCGCCGACCTGACCGAACTGGAGCGGGCCCGCGGCTACATGCGCCTGGCGATGAAGCGCAACCTCGACGCGCCGGGTATCCACCGGGCCACCCGCGACGAACTGCGCACCGTGCAGCAAGGCCTGCAGGTCATGCGCAAGGCCACCCCCGAGAACATCGCCCGCCACGAGGCCTGGCTGGCCAATCCGAAGACGGCCGAGAAGTTCACCTGGGAAATGCTGCGCGAAAGCGTGCAGGAGACCAAGCCCAAGCCCAGCCTGGACCTGTCGCCCAAGCTCGCCCTGGTCCTGGTCGAATTCGCCCACGCGGTGCAGAGCCGCGCCGACGGACCCGGCGACGCCATCCCCATCGACAAGCCGCCGCCGGGCGGCGAGTGGTCGACCCTGCGCGACCGCCAGCTGATCGAGCCGGTGTTCCGCGGCGACGGCCTGATGCGGGCCCAGCTCTGCGCACCGGTCTTCCCCTGGCTTGCGGAGATCGGCTTCGAGGACGATCCCGACGCGGCCCTGCGCAAGGCCCGCGACACCGTCATCGGCGCCCTGCAGGCCTCCGCCGTTCCGGACGGCGAGTACCTGACCGCATGGCTAAATGTCGCCGACGGCCCCGCCCCCGACGCCAGCTCGCTCACCGACCAGATTGTCCACGCCAACCAGCTCAACGGGGGCGAGGCCAAGGCCGAGGCGCTGGTCGAGGCGTTCTCGGCAGGCGCGAAGATCGAGGTCAGCGGCGACGCGACCGAAGACGCCGCAACCGCGCCGGACGATCACGAGACGGACGACGGCGGGGTCGCCCTTTACCAGCAGCTGGCCGCCAAAAGCCCCGCCCCAGCCCCCGCGCCCAAGCCCGCCGGCGCGGCGGTTCCGCCGATCGACGAGACGGCCAATCCGCTCAACCCGCGCGAGGCCCTGATCATGATCGAGGTCGCGCACAAGCTGGGGCGGGAGTTCGTCGCCACCGGCCGCGGCTTCGACGGGGTCGAGGTCGGCCAGTACAACCGCGACAGCGTCGTCCAGGACATCATCATCAAGCATCGGATGCTCGGGTTCTTGCCCGGCCCGAAGAAGCACATGGCCTGCTACGTCACGGCCAAGGGCTCGGCCTGGCTGGCGCAGTACGGCCAGGTCGACCTCGCCACCGCCCGCGCCGCCGCCGACAAGGTTCCGCCAAACGAAGGCTACGCCACCGACTGGCTCAACGTGGCCTATGAACCGGCCCCGGCCGAGCCGCCCGCCAAACCCCAGGCCGCGCCCGAGCCGCCCCCGGCCGCCGACGCCTTCGCCGACCAGCTGCGCCGCGCCTCGGCCGAGGACGAGCCCGAGGACCGCGAGGCCGCCCTGGTGCTCGATCAGGTCAAGGACCTGACCACCCCGACCCCCGCCGTGCTGCGCAGCCTGTTCGCCGCGGCCGGGCTGGAGTTGCCGCTGGTGGTCGAGGAGGCCGAACCCGCCGTCGGCATCAGCAACGCCTCGATCCTGGACGGCTCGCGCACCGCCCGGATCGACTGCAACCCCGACATCGACATCCCCGACGCGCTCGGCGAGGCCCGCGCCCGCCTGATCGCCATGGCCGTCAACGCCGCCTGCGGCGTGGGGGAAGGGTGATGGAAAGCGCAAAGGCGCCTGGCGCCCAACACCAAACGGGAGCTCGGGCTGAAGGGGCGGTTACGCTCCTCGCATGCCCCATCGGACTGTTCTGGTGTGGCGAAACACTCGCTCTAAAAACCGAGTACGGCGACAATAGGGGGCGGATCGACGCCTATATTGTGGAAACCGGCGAATTCTTCTGGGGCGATCAACCCCAAACAGTCGAAAGCCAGCGGGAACAGCTTGTTGTTCCTGTCCCGTATGAGGCGGTTGCGAGCGCGCTGCGAGTCTATGCCGACCCGCCATGGCGCCGCGACGATCAGGCGACCCTGGACGTGCTTACCCTGATCGATGTCGCCGTCCCGAGGGCGCCCACGGCCGCGGCCCAAGTCGGCACGATCATGGAACCCCACCACCGGCCGGGCCAGCCGGTCCTGACCGCTGAGGCGCTGGCCACCTGGACCGACGAAGAGGTCAGAGCCGCCGAGCTCTACGCCGGCGCCTGCTACGCCGTGGCCGGCGACAACGAGGTTCCCGTCCCGGAGATCCCGGCGAAACTCGCCCCCTACCTGCCGTTCAGCCCCTTCAACCTGACCGGCTACGGCGCGCCTTTGGTCCTAGTGTCAGGCGGTGACGAGGCCCCCTGGGTCGGTCCGTTCACGGACTTAGCGGCCATCAATGCGGACGGGATCGCCGCCGACGAGCTGACGGCCATCGCCCGCACCATCCTGTGCGACGAAATCTACCAGGGCGGCGGCAGCGCAGCTGGGGAATGGACCGTCCAGGCCGTGAGGGTCGGATGATGGCCCGCAAACCGCCGCCCCTGCACCTCAACTGGCCCTGGATCATCGTCCTGTCCGCCAGCGTCGCGGCCTGGCTGGAGGGCTGCCGCTTCGTCGCAAGCGCGCTCCAGTGAGCCGCGCCGCACTTGATTCCGCCTCGGCCTGCCGCCGGATCGGATGGAGCTGACTATGACGCCCCTGGAAACCGCCGACCCCGGCACACCGCTCGGCCAGGCCATCGCCTGGTCCTACGCGGCCTTCGTGCTCGCCGCGACGATCTACGCCGTCGGCTCGGCCCTACTCCGCCTTTTCAGCAAGCCGGGGGCGTGGAAATGACCGTTCCGCTCGCCGATCAGATCGCCTGCGTGAAGCGCGAGCTCGCCCTGCGCCGCTCGGCCTACCCGCGCTGGGTCGCCGGCCACAAGCTGACCCAGGAGAAGGCCGACCACGAACTCGCCGCCATGGCCGCGGTGCTGGCCACGTTGGAGGCTGGGGATCAGTCCGGCGCGCCCGAACAAGAGCGCGAGCAGCTCGCGCCCCTCACCATCCGCCACGCCTTCGGTCGCTACTGGATCACCGACGAGACCGGCAAAAGCGTCGGATCGGAAGATGGCTATGCGACCGTGGAGGCCGCGCGGGGGGCCGCGGACGGACGGATAGCGGCGCCCGCGATCTACGACACCGCAGACGAGCCGGGGAACGTCGGGCCCGCCCCCAACCCTTCAGCAGACCGGGAGGCGGTTGAGCGGGTGGCGCGGCTGGCGCTGAACCTCGGCGAAGCTCGTGATGATCGCTTCAAGTTCATAATCAGGGACCCGCGAAACGCCCAGCGGCTTTCCGATGCCCTCCGCTCCGTCCTCGCCCAGCTCGCGGACGCGAAGGCGAAGTACGAACGCTGGCACCATGTCGCTATGGCGGCCGGGGTCGTCGTCTGCAATGACGGCTCGCTGGTCTACTCCCAAGCTGAGCGCCTCACTGCCGCAGAATCCACCAACGCCACCCTCCGCGCTCGGGTCGCGGAGTTGGAGGCGGCGCTGAAGCCGTTCGCGGCGATGGCGGGGCAACCCATCCTCATCAAGGCCCTGGGCAGCGCGCGTATATCTGTTGACGTCGACCATTTTAACCGAGCCCGCGCCCTCCTCCAACCCAAGCCGGAAGGGCGCGGGTGATGCCGGACGAGACCGCATGGCTGATCGAAGAGACGTGGAGTGGTTTTATCCACTATATTCACCGGGACTTCGACGCGGAGAAGTGGGTTCGCGAAACAGCGTCGCTGAGCGAACTGCCTTATCAGTGGATGCCCAGCGGGACGCGCGGCGCGACGCTCACACGTCGCAAGCCGACGATACCCTTCATCACCAAAAACGCCTCCGAAGCTATGCGGTTCGCTTCGCGCGCCGACGCCGAGGCCTGGCTAAGCGCTCAACCTAGTTGGCTGAGTTGTACCACTCAGCATCAGCCGCGAGAGCACATGTGGCCAGAGACCGTCGCCCTCCAACCCAAGGAGCCCGACCATGGGTGAGCACCACAAGCTCGATACCGACGATCAGGTGTTCTTCTACGAGCAGGATTTCTACGTCCTGTCGAACTTCAGCAGCTTCGAGGTCGTTTGGTCTGGCTTAACCTTCAAGACTTCTGAGCACCTATACCATTGGCTTCGGTTCATACTGTCGGAGGAGCCCGACGCTCATCAAATCGCTGGGGCAGTAAAAGAAGCTCGATCCGCACACGACGCCTTTAAAATCGCGCAAGAACACAAGTCTCTCCAGGTCGCGAACTGGGACAAGACGAAGGTCGGCCGGATGCGCGCCGTACTCCAGGAGAAGGCCAACCAGCACGAGTACGTCCGCCGCAAGCTCCTCGCCACCGGCGAACGCGAGCTGATCGAGGACTCCTGGCGTGACGACTTTTGGGGCTGGGGACCGAACCGCGACGGCCAGAACATGCTCGGCAAGCTGTGGATGGAGGTCCGATCCGAGCTGCGGGCCGTTGTCTCCAGAGGGGCCGACCATGGGTGAGCAAGACAAGGGGGCGGCGGGGCCGAAGCTGACAGAGGGGATGCGGCGGTGGCTCTCCAATTATCGGCCTCAACTACAGAACGGTGTCGAAAGCCCAGTGGATACGGTGTGGACCCGTGGAGCGGGAGCGTCTTTCGAAGGCCTTCGGCAATGCCGTGCCGCTGGCCTTGTGACGTCCTGTCCAGATGACGTCTTACGCGCGGGAGGTTGGCGTCACGACCTTACGCCCAGGGGGCGCGCCGCTCTCGCCAAGTCCGCCCCTCCTGCAGATGGGGAGGGGTAGATGGGCTGCGGCCTTATCACAATGCTTTGTCCGTTCGGAATTTTCTTGGTGTTTTGGATCGGCTTTCGGAGCACGCGCCCATGACCAACCCCGATCCCCTGAGAGAGGCGCTGGAGAAAATCCGCGATCAGCCTCTTACCGCTCCCACATTCGGCGGCTCTTGGAGCAGTTGGGCTAAAGCGGTTGCGCGCAATGCCCTCGCCTCCCTCGCCGCCCCCGCGCTGGATCGGCGGGAGGTGGTGGCGAGGTATGTCTGGTTCGTCTTCGGCGATGGCCTGTCCCCGGAAGACGCGATCGCGCCCGCAAACGATGGCTATTGGGAGTGCGTTAAATCTGCACCGGGCGCTCAGCGCGCTTGGACATGTGCCGACGCCATTCTCGCCGCCACGGCCACGTTGGAAGAGCTGGAGAGTGACGCAGGCGAGGCCCAACCGTGAACGCCCGCCGACATCCTGCAGATCGAGGCGGTGATTTACGGCGCGAGCATGGCGCTGGAAGAGGTCAAGCTGACCGACCCCTACACCTGGCGGGCGGCATGACGACCGACCCCGCCACCCAAGAGCGGGAGCAGCTCGCCGCGCTCATCCATGCGTTCTACACGCGCGAGATCGGCAGATTGATGCAGCAGGCCGAGCACTGGGCCGCCAACGGGAAGCCGCTCGCCGTCCATCATCGGCTCCAAATGGCCGACGCCTTCTACCAGGTGGCCGTCCGGTTCGAGCCCAGCCGACGGGCGCGCGGCTGGCCCGAACCGTTTTCGGACATCGAAGCCAGCCTAAAACGACCCGAGATTAAGCCGCCGGGCCAATATCCGTCGTCGGCCTCGCTCTATCGCTATAGCGACGTGCGGTTCGTCGTGGCCGAATTGGATCGGTTGGACATGGCCGCCAGCGGGATCGCCGTCCCCGCCGAACTTCAGACCCAGATCGCCCGCGACCTCGCCTATTGCGAGGGCGCCGAAGCTCACATGGATGAGGGCCCGATCGGCAATCCGGCGGCGCAGAGCCTGATCGCCATGGTCCGCAAATATGCGGCGCTCGCGGTAAAGGCGGGCGGTGGCAGATGAGCGCAAAGCCGCGCGAGATCGACCTGTGGGACCACGGCCCCCTCCGCCGCGCCGATGGCCACAAGGCCTACAACAGCTATTGGTGGCCGCTGAAGGGAGACGACTTCTGGCTGGGCGGCCGCTACCGGGGCGGCTGGCATCTCTGCGTCGTGCCGCTGAACAACGGCCACTGGCTGGCCGAGCCGCCCGGCTGCCATACCTACAGCCGCCAGTTCCCGACGCGCCACGCCGCCCTGCGCACGGCGATCGCGCACACCCTGAAAAGCCACCGCAAGGGCTGGAACCGCACCCTCCGCAAGCCCGGCCCCGCCGAGTTGGCCACCGCCAGCGCGTGGATCTTCGACATCCTGGTCCGCGAGATCGGGCCGAAGCGCCGCTGGAAATGGCGGCGGGCGCTCGGCCGAGCCGTCGCTTTGCAGGAGGCCGCACACTGGCGGATCACCCTGACCCAGGGCCGGATCAAGGACGATGCGCGCCGCCGGGTCGGCGAGGCGCCGCGCAAGGGCAAGCTGGCGATCGCCGAGTTCCGTCGCACCCTCGCCGCAGCCGAGGAGGCGGCCTCCGACCGCTACGACGGGGAACTTACCCGCGACACCATCCGCTTTTGCCACAGGGCCCTGCGGGTCGAAAAACTGCGAGCGATGCGGCCATGAACACCGGCCTGACCCCTCGCCTCCTCACCCTCGAGCAGGCCGCCGCCTATCTCGGCCTTCCCCTGGCCACCACCCGCAAGCTCGGCATCGGCGTCGTCCAGATGGGCGGCCGGGTGCGTTACGACCGCCTGGCGCTGGACGCCCACCTTGACGCGGTCTCGGGCCTCGACTCTCAATCGCCCCCGGCCAAGGATGACGACCCGGAGGCGGCGCTTGAGCAGTTCGCTCGACATTTCAAAGCTGCTGCCGGGCATGCATAGGGTCCGCGCCCCTCGCGCCGACGGCGGCGTCACCGAGTTCTGGTACGCCTGGCGCGGCGGCCCGCGCATCCTGCGCGCTTCGGCCAAGAGCGACGCCTTGCTGGCGGCGGAGATCGCCCGCCTCGCCCCCGTCGCGATCGCCGCCTTCGAAGCCGGCAAGCGCCCGGCCGACAGCAAGTTCCTCTTCGGCCTGATCACCCGCTACCTGGCCAGCCCCGCCTTCGAAGGGCTGGCGGAGAGGACCCGGCGCGACCGGCGCAAGTTCCTCGACCGCGCGCGAGACGACCTGGGCGAAATGGCCCTCACCGCCCTCGAGGCCCGCGGCGCCCGCAAGTTCCTGATCGACTGGCGCGACCGGTTCCAGAAGACGCCGAAGACGGCCGACGAGCTATTGGGCGCGCTGTCCATCGTCCTTCAATGGGCCCACGACAAGGGCGAGATCGGCGCCAATCCCGTGCACGAATTTCCGCGCATCTATCACTGCAATCGGGCGGAGGTGATCTGGGAGCCGCAGCACTTCGCCATCGCCCTGCCACACAGCGCGCTTGAGCTGCAGCACGCCCTGCGCTTCGCCGCCCTGACCGGCCTGCGCGAGGCAGACCTGATCAAGGTCCCGAAGACGGCCGTCCGCGACCACGGCATCGTCTGGCAGACCGGCAAAAGCAGCGGCCGCCGGACCGTGGTCATCCCGATCACCGAACCCTTGCGCGCCCTGCTGGCGGAGATCTTGGCGAGCCCGGCGGCGCAGGACAGCGTCACCGTCCTCAACTCATCCCGCGGCCGACCTTGGACGGCCTCGGGCCTGGCGGCCGGCGTCCGACGCATGCGGATCGACGCCGCCGCGGCGGCCGTGAAGGCGCGAGGACCGGGCGCCGAGAGCGGAATCGCCCACCTGCGCATCCACGACCTGCGCGGGACCGCGGCCACCAACTTCATCCGCGCCGGCCTCGAGCTCGGCGACGTCGCCACTATCCTCGGCTGGAAGAAGGAGAAGGTCGAGCAGATCGCCCTGCGCTACGTCACCGCCGAAGCGATCAGCCTGGCCATCGTCGAGCGGCTCCGCCGGAACACTGCGGGGATTGAGGCATGACCTTACGCTGGGAAGGTCGCGGCGAGCATCAGACGGCATTCAGCGGTCAGTTGGCCGTCGGCAGCATCGGCCGCCGCTCGGACGGCAGCTGCTGGTATCATGTGACGGCGGTAGACCTTCGTTACATCTCCAGGGCGCTCAACCTTCACGTCGGCAACATCCGGACGGCCAAACGCGCCGTCGAGCGCGCATGGGCCGCATGGCTCTCCCGCGCCGAACTGGGCCCAGGCGGAGCCGCCCGGAACGCCGCCGGAACGGAAGCTGTAAAAGACGGTGTAAAAGATGCCTAG